TAAAAATCAGCTTGCTATTGACAAATATGTTAGAGACCCAAGGCAAAAAAAGGTTCTTCAAAATCTTGTCATGGGAGCACAATGACATTTAAAGAATTTTTAGTTTTAAGTGAAAAGAATTTCAATAATCATGGTGGGGATAGAAGTACGCATCGTGCTTTGATTACTAGATCAAAGACTAAACATGTGAGTCCACACTTCGGTCCTCTGTATAAAAAAAGAAAAAGCCTGTTTAAAATATAAAATACGATATCAATTAATACCGATTGTAACATCTTGTTACAATCTGTGTTCGTTGTTTTAATAAATACTTTTGGCACTCAGCAAGATTGGGCGAATGAAAAGATAGAAAAAATGAATTGATTGTTTTTAGCTCATGAGGGAGGCCGATTATGGGAAATAGATTTGATTTTCCTTTTGATGATAGTTTTGATGATGATTCTGGCAAGAAAAAGAAAAAGGACATGCCTATAGAGGATCAAATAATCATGGCACAGCAAGAGCAGACAGATATTCTCAGAAGCGATGTTGATGAGAAAATTTTACATGATGCAATATCTGTTGCTAGTAAAGATTGGCTATGGTCGTTTCGTACTACGAAAAACAAACTGACAATCATTAAGAAAATTTATTCGAATCTGAAAAAAATGGTAAACGAATTGTTTTAATTAGTAACAATTATTTTTGTGTTTACTTTATTAACCGAAGGCCGATGCCTTCGGTTAATTTTTTGGAGTAATTATGCCAACATATAGTTTTGCCTGTTTGAAATGTAAAAAAGAATACGACTCATTGACAAACTTTGATTCTTCTGGAAAATATAAAGATGTTGTTTGCCCATCCTGTGGGTCAAAGAGGAAGAAGCAACAAGTGACTTTCATTTCCAACATAAAATTTACTAATCCGAAAGATACAAGTAAATTTGATAACTTTGGTTATCGTGCTGGATATAATTTAGAACAAGCGCAAGACCTTCGCCGTAAAGCGGAGGAAGCGTCACATGTGGGTGGCCAACCATATCGTGAGATTGATGACATTCAAAGTGGTCAGTTCTTTGGAGAAGTTGAGTAATTTTGCACATTTGAGGATTAAGACATGAGCAAACTCGAACAAGTAGCACAAAAATTTAACAAAACAGAATATGCAGCAATCAATGAAGAGATGTCTTTTCAAGAGTATCTCGAAAAGTGTTATGAAAATCCCAAGCTGATAAGAACTGCATATCAAAGACTTTATGATATGGTTGTCGCAAAAGGCACCAGAGAAGTCGAAAGATATCGCAACATACTTACACATTACAACTTTTTTGACGATCTGGATATTCCTATTTTTGGTTTGGAGGAAACTCTAGACCGTTTTATGAAACATATTAAAGGTGCTGCTGGGTTTTACGGTACAGAAAAAAGAATTCTCTTGCTACATGGTCCTGTTGGTTCATCCAAGAGTACCATTTGCAGATTGCTTAAAAAAGGGTTAGAAAAATATAGTCGTACAAATGAGGGAGCTTGGTATTCTTTCAAGTGGGTCAATTTACCAACTGGACAAGATGGTATTTACACTTCCGATACTGACTGCTGCCCTATGCATGAAGAGCCTTTGCGCTTGATGCCAGAGGATATGCGACAAGAGGTGCTAGCTGATCTCAACAAAATACACAGAGATCAAGCAGACCAAAAAGATTTGGCTACTTTGTATTCTTTGAATGTCGATGGAGAGCTTGACCCAAGGTGCAAGCTATTCATGCAAAGGCTTTTAAAGAAGTATGATGGTGATTGGCTTAAAGTCGTTACTAATCACATTCGTGTGATTCGCTTGACACATTCCGAAAGTGATAGAGTGGGAATTGCTACTTTCCAGCCGAAAGATGAAAAGAATCAAGATTCAACTGAACTGACTGGTGACATTAACTTCGCAAAAATCCCACATTTTGGAAGCGACTCCGATCCCAGAGCTTTCAGCTTTGATGGAGAGTTATGCGTTGGTAACCGTGGCGTTGTTGAATTTATTGAAATGCTCAAATTAGAGCAAGCTTTCCTATATGACCTTTTGGGTGCATCGCAAGAAAGACAAATCAAACCCAAAAAGTTTTCGCAGATTAGAGTTGATATGGCAATTCTTGGCCATACTAATCAACCTGAATTTGAAAAACTCAAAAACAATCCATTTATGGAAGCTTTGCGAGACAGAACTGTTAAGATTGATGTCCCATATTTATTGAAGTGGGATGACGAAATTAAAGTTTTAGAACAAGACTACTCAAACGGCAAAGTTCGTCAGCATGTAGCACCTCATACTTTGGAGGTTGCTGCGCTGTGGGCAATTCTTACTCGACTTCAAGACGATAAGGACGGTAAGCTAAGTCTTGTAGAAAAAGCCGAGCTATACAATGATAAGATGCTCCCCGGCTGGACCGAAGACTCTGTCAAAGAGCTAAGAGATAAGTATCCAGATGAAGGTATGGCTGGTGGCGTTAGCGCAAGGTATGTGCAAGATAAAATTGCTAATTGCCTTTCTGATAGGCATGATTACATTAACCCATTCATGGTTCTTAACAGTTTGATGGATGGTCTTGAAAACCATAGTTTGATTACAAACAAAGACCAGATTAAACAGTATACTAACTGTATTACTTTGGCCAAGAATAAGCTTGATGAGATTCTGAAAGCGGAGGTTCAAAAAGCACTTGTGGGTGATGAGGAAGCAGTTGTTAGACTTTGTTCAAACTATATAGACAACTTGATGGCTTATATCAACAAGTCTAAAGTAAAGAATCCATATACTGGCCGTGAGGAGCAGCCTGATGAGCGACTGATGCGTAACATTGAAACAAAAATTGATGTTGCTGAAAACGCAGTCGATGATTTCAGAAGAATGATTGCTGCTTTCATCGGTGAATTGAGCCACAAGAAGAAAACTTTTGCTTGGGACTCTTCTCCTTTACTGAAAAAAGCTTTCGAGATGAAGTTGTTTGAAGATACTAAAGATCATATTAAGTTATCTGCTTTGCATGTTTCTGGAAGTTCTGTTGTTGATCCGAAGATTCAGGAAAAGATTGATGCTATAATTGAGAGGATGAAAGAATATGGATACAACGAACAATCCGCAAGGGATGTTCTAGATTATGTTGGGTCCATATTTGCCCGTGGTGACTTAGCAGAAGAATAAGGAGCAAACATGAGTGCAGCTAATTTGAAGAATCCTTGGTTGAATTCTGCCAAATCTAGGCAGTTGCTTGAAGACCTCGATGAGCATATCATGAACGGATGGGCCTCTGATGCAACCTTGGGTGAGCTAATCAATAGCCTGCCCAACGAGCTACGAGACTTTTTCTTGAACATGAAGTTCTCATCCCCGCTTGAGACAGATAAAGGCTTTGATCTGTCTTTTAACTCTGGAGAGTAATCAAAATGTGGGCGTTTTTGTTGCTGACCTGTTTTATTAATACAGCAGATTTACAAAAACGCCCACTTGATATTTTTAGTCAATTCGATTCAGAAAATTATCCAACTAAAACTTTTTCTGGCTATGTTGAATATGACAAGAACATTTTAACACTTAGTCATATGCCAGTCGGAAAATTTCCGAATGCCGTCATGTATAAACATCAGTTAATTGTTACAAATCCACAACAAAAAGTTTTGCTAGATCGAGCAGAAAAACAAGAAAAAGCAGTAAAAGTAGTTGGTCAAATAACTAATATTCTTGGAAAGCAAGTCATAGTTGTTGATTCTGTCATAATTTTAGAATTTAATTCAAATTAGAAGCGAAAGGGTAAAAATAATGAATCCTAAATTTTCTGTAGGCCAAAAAGTACGGTTTTCTAAACAAGATTGTACAGTTGAAAAGATTGGCCAAGGCCTAGATGGTTTGCCTAAGTATTATGTCAGGCCAGTAGATGTCGATCTTCCTATGTGGGTCTTGGAAAAAGATTTAAATTTTTCTAGTTCATTTTCGGTAAATCATAATATTTTCAACAAAAGAAATCCACATTTGCTTGTAGTTGACAATTTTTACAAAAATCCTGATGATATTAGAGGGATGGCTCTTGAACAAGAGTTTCACGAAGACCTTCGTTGGTATAAGGGTAAAAGGACCACAGAAAGGTTTTTGTGGCCTTATTTAAAGGAAGAGTTTGAAAGACTTCTGGGTACACAAATTGAGGGCTGGCTGTTCCAGATTGCTAATGGCTGTTTCCAAATCACAGGTTTTCAAGACCCCTTGGTATACCATAGTGATGCTCAAAACTATGCAGCTGCAATATACTTAACACCTGATGCCCCTATAACTGCTGGCACAAGTTTCTGGAAAAGCAAGAAACATGGATGCCGTAGACCTCCAGCTAATCCACTAGAGTCGCACAAGTTTGCCAACCAAGAAGCGATTCAAAAAGCAGATTCAGAAATATACAATCAATATAATTTTGTACATCCAGATAATTGGGAGCTATGTGATAAGGTCGGCGCTGTTTATAATAGGTTAGCAATTTGGGATGCAAAGCTGATACATTCTGCCAGCACTTATGAGGGCTTATCTGTCGAAGATGCAAGTAAGGCCAGATTGGTTCAGCTTTTCTTTTTTAATATTGTTCAATGAGTGCATTTTTAGGACAGAGCCAGAACCGTTAGATTTGTCTAATGGTTCTGGTTTTTTCGTATATATTTTGATGAAAATTAATTTGCAAAACATGGTTGCATAGAAGTATACTTAAAGGAAACTGAAAGAGAGGTGACTTATTCCTCGTAGAATAAATGAAGACCATAAAGAATTTCGAGATGTTGTTTCTGGTAAAATTCGTAAGGAGCTTAAAAAATTTATAAAATCGGGAAATATTTTTAGAAGCAGAGGGAAGAATGGGAAAATTTCAATTTCCATTCCAAAAATTGACATTCCACATATTGTTTTCGGTAACAACGGCACAGGTGTTGGACGAGGAGATGGAAAGCCGGGAGATGTTATCGGAAGAGATGATCCAAAGGGAAAAGGCAAAGGTAATAAAGCTGGCTCGGAAGAGGCAGAAGGCATCACAATCAGTTTAGATTTGGAAGAAATTCTTAAATTCTTACAAGATGAATTGGAACTTCCTGATTTAAATCCGAAAGAAGATAATACTTTTGAAGATATAAAAATTAAATACAATAATATTTCTTTAGTTGGCCCAGAGTCGCTTAGGCATACTAGAAGAACCATGCTTACTGCGTTGAAAAGAATGTGTAGCACGGGGGAAATCAATCAGTTGCATCAAGTGCCGGGGTATAAAGACCCAGTTCGTTTGATTCTGCCAATTAATAGTGACAAGAGGTATAGACAATACAAAGAGATCAAAAACCCATCTACTAATGCATTGATAATTTATGCAAGAGATGGAAGCGCCAGCATGGATACTGCAAAATGCGAAATAGTTTCAGATATGGCTTGGTGGATTGATGTATGGATAAAGAGATTTTATAAGCGTGTTGAAAGAATGTTTGTATGGCACGATACACAAGCACAAGAAGTTGACGAACAAAAATTTTACAAATATAGATTTGGTGGTGGAACAGTTTGCAGTTCCTCACTAAAATTAATTGCCAAACAATTTGAAAATAGGTTCCCGCCAAATAAATGGAATATTTATGTGTTTTACTTTACCGATGGTGAAAATCAAATAAATGACAACGAAGTTTTTATTCAGACTTTGAAAAAAGAATTCCCTGAAAAAGTCGTCAATTTTGTTGGAATTACGCAGATTTTTGCATACGACTATCGTGGATCAGTTTTGGAGGCAGTCAGAGATGCTAAAGAGGATGATACACTTGGTGAAAATATAAAGACGGCTGAAATAGAAAATTCTTCCTCCAACCTAAGTGGTGAGGCAAGAAACGAGGCCGTTTTAAAAGCTATTAAAGACTTGCTTGGTAAAACAAAGATATCTTGAGGTTGCGATGACTGACAAATTCATGTATGGCTCTTCAATTCTGCAAGGGAGTGCTACCACTCCCGGTGTTTCTATACCACATGAATTGAAGGTTTTAATTCCAGATATTTTAAAGGCATGCACAGACTTCGGATTGGATTTCTATCCCACCGTGGTTCAAATGCTTACCTATGACGAAATTTCCGAAGTTGCAGCTTATGGAGGGTTTCCAGTAAGATATCCCCATTGGCGTTGGGGTATGGAGTACGAAGAACTGCAACGAGGTTACATGTATGGAATGCATCGCATTTATGAAATGGTTCTCAATACAAATCCTTGCTACATTTATTGCCTTAATAGCAATACCCTTCTTGATAATGTTACTGTTATTGCTCATGCTACTGGGCACAACCACTTTTTCAAGAATAACCACTATTTCAAACACACATCCCAGAATATGATTAATGAGCTAGCTAACCATGGCAGCAGAATCAGAAAGTATATGGCAAGGTGGGGGAAAGAAAAAGTAACTGAATTTATTGATAATTTATTAAGAATCGAAACTTTGATTGATCCATCCAAAGCTTGGGAAACTAGACAAGTAAAAAATCCTATTGTTAGAGATGAAAGAAAATATCGTTATCCAAAAAGGATTAAAATAGACAAAGATAGAAATTATATGGAAGATTGGATCAATACAAAAGAATATATTAAGTCAGAGAAGTATCGTATTGAAAGAGAAGAAAAAATTGAAGATTTGGGAATACCCCGGTCTCCAGAAAGAGATATTTATGGATGGATAAAAGATAACTGCAATCTCAAGCCTTGGCAATCAGACATCATGAGTATGCTTTATGACGAAGCACACTATTTTGCTCCACAAGGCATGACAAAAATGGCGAATGAAGGATTTGCCAGCTATGTTGACTACCATTTGATAGCCAAACAAGGGCTTTGTGCTTTGGGTCAAAAGAGTCATGATGAAGGAATTGTAGAGTATTCGATTCATAAGGCTGGTGTTCTTGGTGGTAAGTACAGTATGAACCCATATAAGCTTGGGTTTAATTTGTTGATAGATATTGAGGAAAGATGGGATAAAGGAAGGTTTGGTTCTGATTACGACAATTGTGCTAGTTTCAAAGAAAAAGAAAACTGGGATTTGAAGCTTGGCGAGGGTAAAAATAAAGTTTTTGAAGTTGTAAAGATATATGATGATGTCAATTTGATCAATGAATTCTTTACTCAGGATTTTTGCGAAAAGTATCAGTTCTTTGAATGGAAAAAGTATCCTAATGGTGAAGTAGTAATTGAATCAAAGGATGCCAAGAAAATTAAGAAAAAGCTCATTCAAAGATATTCCAACAGAGGTTTACCAGATATTAGGATGACCGACCACAATCATCTTGGTAGGAACATAATGCTTTTAGAGCATCAATGGGAAGGCAGAACTTTGTATATGCCGTACCTTGATGAAACTTTGAAATCATTAAATGCTGTTTCTGGCAAATCAGTTCTTCTGGTCACCAAAGATGAAAACCAAGAAGAACTCATGTTTTATTGCGATGAGAATGACGGGTCAAATGTAATTCAATTGACAAGAGAACAGTATAAAAGGGAATTCGGTTTGACAAGAAGTTGATAAATTAAAATTTTACTACTGCTCACTAGATAGATTATGAAAAGCTAATCTATTTGAGGTGGGTTGTGGCGCAAGGTAAAAAATATGATCAAGATTTTGTTGTCAAAGTTTTTGAAGATGCTGGGTGCAAATTATTGGACAGGTATTGTAATGCAAAAAATAAATTAAAATATATTTGTGTTTGCAGAAATATTTCTTATATAAAACTAAGTAATTTTATGCAAGGAGGCAGATGTAAAAATTGTTTAAAAAATAAATTCAAACTTAAATATGACTATGTCAAAAAATTTTTTGAAGATAGGAACTGTTATCTTCTAAGTGAAAATTACATAAATGCCAGAGCTAAATTAGATTATATTTGTGAGTGTGGCAATAAATCTAAAATAGTATTTGATAGTTTTAGAAAAGGTAATAGATGCAAAAAATGTGGTAACATAAAAAATTCAAAGAAGCAAACTTTATCACAAGATCAAGTTGCAAAATTTTTCAAAGATCAAGGATGCAAATTAATTGGCTTATATAAAAAAGCAAGACTGCCAGTAGAATTTATTTGTAAATGCGGACAGAATCATAAAAAAACTTTAAATAATTTCCAAAAAGTTCCTAGGTGTCCTGCTTGTTCTTTGTTAGGAAGAAGTGGTTCTCATCATTATGAATGGATATCTGATCGTGAAAAGAAAAGGACTAATGATTTGTTTAGACAGAAATGCAGATCGATGATTAACATTTGCATAAGATATTTAAAAATAAATAAAAACAAAAAAACAAAAGAATTGTTGGGCTATACCGCTGTGCAACTACGGGAACACATATTTAATCACAAAAACTGGCATAAATTAATAGGAAAAAAATGGCACCTTGATCATATTTTTCCTATTAAAGCATTTTTAGACTATGGCATTAGAGACATTAAATTAATTAATTGTTTGGAAAATTTACAGCCATTGACAGTTGTTGAGAACTGTGTTAAAAATGACAACTATGATGCCTGTGCTTTTGAAAACTGGCTTCAATCAAAAGGTTTTAAGGTAAAATCATGTCCAACCAAGGGTCAAGTGTGAAGATAGTAGGTTTTGAACACCTACATCTTCACACAGACATACTGCCCCCGGCATAATTTAATGCCGGGGGCGCAAAAAACTATAGTCTTTTAGATGGATTTGGCCAAGTTGAAGAATACGCAGAGCATTGGCACCACCATGGTCAGTTTCTCTGCATAAGTGATCATGGCATGCTCGGTGCTGTTCCCAGACAAGTAAAAGCTTGTGAACAAATTTGTGAACAACACGGAAAAAATAAGCTTAGTGCAATTTTTGCCTGTGAGTTATATGTCAACCGCATGCACTCCGAGCCTACTCCTGATGAAGAGAGTAGAAAGAAATTCATGGACCAACTTGGTCCTGAAGAGCTTGAAGAATTCAAAGTAAAAGGCAGTCACTTACTTGCGATTGCCACATCTAAACAAGGTTATTCCAATCTTGTTCAATTATCATCTTATGGTTTTCTGAAGGGTTTCTATGCGAAACCCCGTGTAAACTATGAGATGCTTCAAAAACATAAAGAAGGATTGATTTTTACATCTTGCTGTTATGCAAGTGAAATAGGCAGAACATTCGATAAAAAAGGGGAGGAAGCAGCTGAAGAAGTTTTAGTAAGATATATCAACATGTTCAAAGGTCAGTTTTACTTAGAAATTATGATGTTGGATTTCAAAAAGCAAAAACCATATGATGTTTTCATTTTGAAAATGAAAGATAAGTATAATCTTCCAATTATTCTTACTAACGACTGCCATTATTGCAAACAGGAAGATAGTCATTATCAAAGATTGATGCTGATGATTCAGACAAAAAGAACTTTGCCAGAAATACAAAAGATGATTGAAGAAAATGAAAATCAAGATTTTTTTGAACTCCAAGACAGTAATTTGTGGATGAAAACAGAAGAAGAGCTTAATGAGATGTGGCAAAAAAAATATAGTGATGTCATACCACTCGAAATATTTGAAGAAGCCAAGGCCACTACAGTTGCTATTTGTCAAAAAGCCAAGGGCGTTGAACTAGACAGAAGCATAAAATTTCCACTACAAGAGGAAGAAAAGAAAGCTCTAGCGCAGGCTGTCGCAGATGGATTGCGGTTTAGAAACATCAAGCCACAAGGGGAATACGGCAAACGAGTTGCGGAAGAATTTGATATAATCACACGAAAGGGGTTTGCTAGTTACTTTCTAGTCCAGAAGATGATGACCGATGAGGCCAGAAGAGTTTGTCCTGAGCTTTTGGGTTGGGGAGATGGAAGGGAGGCTGTTGGCCCCGGAAGAGGTTCTGGTGGTGGGTCTTTGATTCTTTATTTATTGGGTGTCACCGATGTTGATCCGATACGACATGGTTTGCTTTTCTCAAGATTTTTGAGCGAGGCTAGAGGTGGAAAACAAATTAAGTTAAAATTTTCAAATTAGGATAAAAATATACTATAATAGTTTAAAAGTAGGCTATTATGTATATTTTCTTTGAAAAGCTTTTAAATCAAAAACAATGCGATGAATTGAATCAAGCTGCTCTCCGTATGATGATGGAGAATAGATTGAGTCATGAGGTCGATAACTCACATTATGGCAACAGTTATGGGACAGCAAGGATTCCGTTATATGAAAAGCTTTTGCATGATTTGACTCCCCAAATTAAACAGGCAACTGGATTTAATAACATCAAAGAAGAAAACAGTTATACAAGAATTTATTATGATGGATCGAAGCTAAAAAAGCATAAAGATAGAGAAGGTCTTGATATAACTTTAACTGTTTGCACATTCAGTAATATCAACAAGCCATGGCCTTTATATGTTGAAACTGTAGACGGCATCAAAGGATTTGAGACAAGAGTTGGCGATGGTGCTTTAATATTGGGAACAACGATGAACCATTGGAGAGATGATCTGCAATGCGAAAAACATCAAATGGTAATACAATCATTTTATCATTGGAGATTTACAAATGCTTCTTAAAACATTTAGCGATGATTGGAAGTGGTGGATTTGGAATCATGTGAAAGCAGAAAAGAATAAAGAGAATCTATTCGTGATTCTCCTGAATCATGGCTTCTGTTGGGATGCAATAGCCAAAGAATTAAATTTCATGCCTTCCAATGTTAAAACTTTGATCAGAAGACAAACACAAAAAATTTTGGATAATGATGAAAAGCCTATTATTTTCCCTCTTTACAAGCCTTTAGCTGATAACCCAAGAGCACATAGAATAGATAATAACTATGTAGAGCTTTATGAAGTCGAAGACTTTTTTACTGATGAGCAATGTGATAGGTTTGTGCAAATTATCAAAGGTAATTTGACCAAGTCTTTGGTGACTAACCCAGAGGCAGAAGCCACCGTAAGAACAAGTAGAACTTCTTATCTTAGATTGCACGAAACACCAGAAAATATGGAAATGAACAAATATGTTCATGATTTTTTAAGAATTCCCTATGGGAATTCTGAAGAACCGCAAGGACAGTTATATGAAGTGGGACAAGAGTTCAAGCCACATAATGATTGGTTTGATAAAAACTCTGCATATAATCAAGTTCATTTAGATAAGGGACAAAGGACTTGGACATTTATGGTTTATTTGAATGATGTCACGGCGGGTGGACATACCAAGTTTACTAAGATCGGGATAGATTTTGCCCCCAAGAAAAGGACCGCTTTATTCTGGAATAACATTTTACCAAATGGGGATGGTAATCCTTGGACAGAACATTGGGGCATGCCTGTCGAGCGTGGTGAAAAGGTAATTATTACGAAATGGTTCAGAGAGCATGATGGAACAAAACAGTCTTAAAGAAACATATCTTTTGTTCTTATTTTATATTTGTTTTCTTTATCAAATATAGAAGGCCAAACTCTTTCTATACTCCATGGTTCGTGTCCTTTCCAAGAAAATGAACTCATGATTTTTTTATAGAATGTGATTGGCTTGTTTCGAATATTATTTTTATGAACAATATACTGTGCTCCAGAAGCGTATAGAAAATTTTTCTTTGGAACTCTAAAAAATGTGTCGTGAAAATCTGCTGGATAGACTCGCATCGGACTAATTTTCTCTTGAGTTTCATTTAGTATTTTATCTGCGATTGCCCAGCAGCCATCGCTGAATTTGTAAAGTGGTTCTATGCTTTCTGGTATGCCGTGTAAAAGTTCTTTTGTTTTTGTATAGTGTTGAAATGGATTTCCCTGTAAGAAAATAGTGTATTCACTTAAGTTGTCATATTGAGTTATTATGTGATAAAGAATTGTGGTCGCTTCTCTTCCAATATTTGCAAGAGGAATAAAATCTCGATTGATGTTGTTTTGACCTTTATTATAAATTTTGATTTTATGTTTAATGCCATTAAGCCATGACAAGTCTTCTTCAAATCTGGCTACTACTATTTCATACATATTAAATTTTAACACCCTGTTGACTTGCATTCATCTTCATCTATTATATTTAAGTTTAGGAGACAAAACATGCGAGAAAAAATTGCGAATATGTGTGAAGAATTCGGGTGCAATGTTCTTTTTATGGATGGTTTCGATGATGCAATCATGGGGACGGGGACCAAGTTTCATCAATTATCAGTTGTTTACAGCAAGAAGAAGATACTTCAAAAATTGTGTAATGATATGGATTATGAGGATGCAATAGAGTATTTTAATTTCAACATAGCTGGCGCATATGTTGGAGAAAATACTCCGATAATATTCGAAGATGATATAGATTTAGATGATTTTAAATAGAACTTATTTTATGAGCTAAGTGATGAATCCCATCATCACCGCCATAACGCTTTCCAAGACTTCGATATACTTCTGGGAATCTTGTTAGATAATCGGTATACTTTTCAAGGCATCCCATTTTCCTTGCTTCGTGCATCAAAGCTTTTAGAATATTTTCATTCTCATTGGTCAGATACACAATATATTTGATTGCTTGAATTGGATCAGGATGGAATGCTCCTGATGAGTAAGCAACAACAAATGGTGCCTTTTTGCTTTCGCATCCACAATGTTCCTTCAATTCAGAAAAATTAACAACATTTGTTCTGGTGTCTGTGTACTCGATGCCGGGAGTTCCAAAGAAACCTAAACCAGCTTGATCTTCCTTACCTTGAGCTACATCAATTGTTTTGGCTGAGTACGGCAATGGCTTGCTATCTAATGCTGCCGAAAACGCATAGTTTTTCCCATGGGTAGCATATTTTTCTGGTGCATCTGGTGACTTATCCATTTGCAAATCCATAATATCTTCGGCTTTTTCTATTGTTTTGCCTTTGGAGTTCAGATATTCTCTAAAATTGGTAAGTGCCATGATTAAACCTCGTATTCTATTTATTATTGTGAATTTGTTTTTGAGGACACAATGGAAAAATTGAAATCCCTACTTCTTGAAAGGAAGCATCTTTATCCTGAATTGTGTCTTCATAAGAATTTTGAAAAAAGACTCAAATGGGAGTTAATCGAGGTTGAGGTTCAAGACCTAGAAGAATATTTTATCAAAATGTTTTATGAAGGTAAAAAATATCCAAATAACGAAAACAATCTTTTAATATGTAAGCTTCTTGATATTGTTGATTATGTAAATCTTGATGAGGAACCATCGACAAAAAATGGGGAATATCCAGATGTTGATGTAGATTATTTGCCAATAGTTCGTGATTATCTGAAGAATACTTGGGCTCCTCAAACTTTTGGCGAAGACAAAGTATGCAATATTGGAAACTATGGTACTTTTGGACTCAAAAGCACTTTTATTGATATGGCCCGTGTTCATGGGCTTGACAGATCAGAAATTCTTCAAATCACAACAAATTTGCGACTTAAAGATGATGAGGGGGAGGCTTTAACTTATCAGAAAGCTTTGGAGTTGTATCCTGAATTGAATGCATATTGTCAAAAGCATCCTGATGTGGCAGCAGCAGTTCAAAAATTATTACATCGCAATAGAAGCATGGGAAAACATGCTGGTGGATTGATACTCTGCAATCAACCCATTGATAAATTTGTGCCGTTGGTCAAAGGCTCCGAAGGAGAAGCTGTTTCTGCGTGGGTTGAAGGCTTGAGTGGTCAAGACCTTGGCCCAGTTGGCTTGATCAAATTTGACTTGTTGGTTGTAAGTAGTCTTTGGCAAATTGCATTAACAGTAAAGATGGTAAAACAACGGCACAGTTTGAAAAACATTTCTGCATTAGAAGGTCAATGGGATTGGAGTGATTTGTCTTACTTGAATGATGCAAAATGCATGGAAATGGCTAATGCTGGTGATCTTAAATGTGTTTTCCAGTATGACTCTGAAGGTATCAGAAAATTAGCTAGAAAATGTGGAATGGATTGCTTTGATGATTTAGTTAACCTTGTAGCTCTGTATCGTCCCGGCCCTTTGAATCAAGGAATGGATGAGACATACACACTCAGAAAGCGTGGCAAACAGGAATATAAATTGCATCCTGTTATAGAACCAATTTTAGGTAAAACTTATGGCATTATGATTTTCCAAGAGGATGTTATGAAAATTCTTGCTGCTGTAGGCAAGATTCCTCTTCGTGATTGTTATGTCGTTATAAAAGCTATTTCTAAAAAGAAAATAGAAGCGTTTGGGAAATATAAAGACAAGTTTATTGAGAATGGCCAGCTTGTTTTGGAAACTACTAAAGAAGAGGTAACAAAACTTTTTGATCAGATACAATCTTTCGCTGAATACGGTTTTAATCTAAGCCATTCCGTAGCTTATTCATATATTTCTGCTAGGCAGTTGTATTTAAAAGCACATTATCCTTTAGAATTCTACACAGCAACTCTACAATGTGAAAGTGATGACGAAAAGCTAAGGGACTATATCTCCGAGGCAATTAATCATGGGGTTGAAGTTTGTCCATTAGATATTAATTTGTCTAAGGAAACATTTAGCATATTTGATGGTAAGATTTACATAGGTTTTTCTAACATCAAAGGTATAGGTGAGGATAAAGCCAAGCGAATTGTTGAACTCCAGCCATACGATGGCTTTGAAGACTTTCTTTCCCGTTTTGGAACCGAGGCAACTGTTCTAAGGGCTTTGATCCCTTTAGGAGTTTTCAAGGAAAACAATCCGGTTGAACTCTATAAATTTTGGTTATTATTTGCAGATTATCAAAAGATAGTGAAGGATAGACAAAAAAGATTTGAAGCCTCTTTGACTAAACTTGCCGAAGTCATCAAGGAAGCATTGCCAGAGCAACTGCATGTCATAAAGCTTGCGACACCCAAAAATATACAGATATTATCTGATTATATCGAAAGAAAGGATTTTGAAAATAAAGATCAATATATTTCATTGTTAGCAGGTGCTAAGAAAAAAGCTGAAGCAGCACTTAAACGATTTGCTGATAAGGCTCCTGTTAAGCCAACTTTGGAAACATTCGTCAGCGAGGAAGTAAAAATTGACGATGCGAAGGTTTTGCCTTTACTAAATAATAGTAGGCTGGCTCAGGAGACATATTATGGTTATCCATGGGATAACCGTATTAGAAATGCAGCAGGTTATCAGCCGAACAAAAACTTTAACAATCTCAAACTACAAGATGAAGCAGGCGTTTTATGGTCAACAGTAATTTGTGAGATACTCGAAGTAAATATTAAAAAGTTCAAAAGTGGCAAAGGCTCTTTTGCTAGCTTGTCTGTTATGGATGATAATTTTGAGATGGGAAGGATAACGATTTGGGATGATGATTACCAAAGATTTAAATCAGAATTAAAAAAAGGCAACTTAATTAGTATACAGGTTTGTCCACCATCTAATGGGTTTTCGACTTATACCTTTAAGTCTCCTCCAAGGCATAAAAGGTATGAACTCCCAAAAGAAAAAAGTATGGATTATCGACTCGTATTGATAGAAGAAAGTAAAAAAGATGAGTGAACTTGTTATTGATGATTCAAATTTTCATGAATACTTTAAGGATGTATTGACTCATAGGCCTCAAAAAGGCGATGTTATGGCATGTTATAAAGCCATAGCGGAACTTAGAGATGGAGATTTGAAGGAACAAATAGTTGAGGCTCTGTTCTTAGAAAACATAGGGCCAAAAAAAGCTGTAACCTTGATGACAAAGTTGGGGAAAGCTCCTCGAAAAGAAGCAATAAGATTAGTTAGAAAAATATTTATGGACTTATACAATGGTATGACGAAACCTATGGTTATAGCAAAGACATATGAATATTTGTTTGAAATTTTTTATTATACAAAAGAAGAATATGTGCCGAAGGATGATATGCATTGGGAAATAGTGAAAATAAATAACTTAGATCAGTATTTTGAAAAAACAGATATAAATAGTAAAAAAAATATAGAATATATAAAAGATGCTGAAGATAACGAAAAATGTGTTGATGCAATTTGTGAGGGATGATATTTGTGAAATACCCATCTTATACAATTGCTGCAATATAGCGTTTTCGGTAGCAGAAGAGTTCAGAAATAAAGTTTGTGTACCGTGTTGGTATGACTGTAGAGAAATATTTCATGCAGATTACCCCAAGCCTAATCATATTTTTATAAACCATAAGAAATATAAGTTTCAAAAGTTAAAAGTTTTTATTCAATCTCTTGAATCCAAACTTTTCATTAAGAGAAAAAGCAAGATATACAAAACTGCTAAAAAAACTGCCATGCTCGTAGTTTTGTCTCCTTATTGGAGAGACAAATGCTTGTTCGGTTTGTTTACTTTATTAGTAAGGGCAGCAGCCTACAATAGTTTGGATACTTTCGATATTACTATTATCAATAAATGCAAGTATTTGCATGATACGAGGAATGCTTTGCGACTCATAATTGCAGGGCGCAACAAATATGTTGGCAAACATGACGGTTGGTACAAGCAATTTAAGGGTTTGACAATTGAAGAATGCAAAAAATTGCTGAAACCATGATATATAATAAGGTCTAAATGGAGATAATTCATGACTGATTCATGGCAACAACAAAAAGATGAGTTCAACAGGCTTTGTGATTTATGGGATAGTGCCCAGAATAAAGGCATATTTAAGGCTACAGAGGTTGATCAAACTCCTAAGAGTGACTTCTTTGGTAATTATGCTGTCCAAGAAAAATCACTAAGCTCTGACGATGCCAGTTATTGGACTGATGTTATTACCAGAAGTGGCAAGATGTTCCCCGACGAGACAACTGTGCTTATGGAAGCTGCTTTGAATGAAGCCAAAGCAAAGAAAAAAGCTAAGAAGGCAAAAGATGGAACTGGTAAAGTAGAAAAAAAAGCTGGACAATATCAAGTTGATGGAGGCAAGCCTCTCAATGATTTAGTTAAGACATCACTTGAAAAAGCTGGCAAACTAGACAACGGCGAAAAAGCCGTAGGATTAGCCAATAATCCCAATCCTATTTACCCTGATACAGTTGGTCCAGATGCTGTTGATAAAGAAAATAAAGTGAAGGTGACAGCGGGTTTAGCTGCTCATCCAGCGTATCCAAAACTGGAAAAACTCAAGCGTGACCTATACAATCTTGAAGTTGAAATGAATACTAAAACTGGCCTCAACGAGAAAAAGGCTAGTTCTTTCAAAAAGAAATTTGAGAATTTGAGAAACCAAATTGAAAAGATTAGTAATTCTTTAGGTGGAAGTTTTAAAGACGGTCAATACCACGCTTAATAATAAAATAATAATTAAAAGCCCATGCAATTTTTTGCATGGGCTTTTTTGTTTTTAACTATAATATCTCTATGGAAAAGCAATACATGATTAGGTGTTTGAAATGCCGTTGGGGGAGAACATCCACAGGAACCTCAGAGGATTTGAAAGATTTGTATGAGCTTAAAAATCATTGCTCTACTTGTGGAAAAAAAAGACAATTTCGTTGCCCGAAGTGTGGTAAGCCAGCTACGATGACAAGGGTAGCAACTTGATCTTTCTAAATGTCGGATACGACAATTTGGATGGAAAAGAATTTGTTCAAGAGCAGAAGCTCAAAAATATAGAGTTTTATAGAAATGTTTATAATCAGTATAAAAAAAATAAAACTATTTTTATAATTGCTTTAGTTGAGTTCGGTTGTGAATGGCTGATTCCTCATTATCTGTTACCGAAAATAGCTAAAAGGAACAAAGACAAAAACATAGTTGTAGTTGGTTGGTATGGAAGGGAATTTTTATATAAACATTTAGTAGATGAATTTTGGGAACTGAGTGAAAACTGTATGGGTCTTAGAGAAACCGTGAGGGCTCTGCATCATCATTCTAAGACAATAAAAAAACTAGAATTATACTTGAAAAATTTTGGAGAGGTTCTGCCAAGCCATTTTTTAGGTAACATGCTTATGGAATCAAGATGCCTTGAATGTGGCAAAGCATTTGGCAGTAGAGACTCAAGACAAGTTTGTCCAGTTTGTTTGAAAGATAATATAAGACGATCTTTTTTTTCTGCTCCTGAAAAAAACAAAAGGCATTTTCTGCCTTTGCCAAAACCGTCGATAGCATCTTTGGAGTGGGCCGAAAAAAACAAACTGCCAAGAATGGTTGGAATATTTGCGAGATCAAGAAAGTCTTATGGAAGAAATTTGAGTCAAGATTTTTATGTTCAATTAATACATGATCTTAAGGAAAAAGGTTTCAATCCAGTTTGGATGGGAGAAAAACAAAGCGTACATAAGTGTCCAGTAGATGATATACTTGATTTGACTTTGATGCCCGAATCGAGAAATTTAGAAAATGTTATTGCTTTTTTAAAACATTTTGAATTTACGATTCAATTTTGGACGGCCTCCACTCGTTTGAGCATGGCTGCAAATTGTCCATATTTGCTTGTTGAAAGCCCTGATCAACTTTATGGGGCTGGACAGGAAGGGCTGCGATTGCGATTATTGAATGTTGCGAACACTAAGCAGAAAATTGTTTTGTGTAATTATAAAAAAGTTTGTGAAAATATTGCAGAATTTAATTCAATTATTCATGAAGCAACAAATGAGTTGTTAAGGTCTGACACAAGTATCAAGATTGGTCTTGTTGATGATGCCGATTATGTTCAAAATATAATAGATAGACAAAATAATGAATGGTCCTGAAGAATATCTCATCAGATATGTAAACAAAACAGGTTTACAACGAGAAAAAATCACACAAAAGAGCCTTGCTGATATAAGGTCCGTAAAAATTTTCGTAATAGTTGGAGAGCTTGCACAAACAGTTTTCTTTGCCAAGACTGTTTATGACTATGAAGTTGCAGATGACAATTCGTACAACATCGTAATTTCTTGGAATGGATTACGATGCTTTTTTGGTAAAGCTGATGAGTTTTGGTATTTAGGAAATGGTCATAATACCGATGAATTGTATAGACATACGGATGGTATAAATAATGAATCTACATTATTAAGAGTCTTATCTCGTAGTCTGAACGAAGTATTTTTCAATGTAAAACACGCTCATGAGTATAATAAATTTTTTAAAAGTTATTTGACTGATGAATTTATTCAAAAACACCCAGAGATTCTTGTAACTTTTCCACCCTTCTTTTCAAGAGCACATTTGCCTACATTCTTAAATGAAAAATTGCCAGATTTACCACAAAATAAAGTTGTAATAATGCCATTTAAGAAATCCATTAGTTTTCAATACGGTAAAAATCATGCAATCGAGCATTATGAATTTTTATATCAAAGTATAATCAAAAGTTTTTTGGATAATGGCATAGGCGTAATCTGTATTCAAAATGATTTTACTTTTGATTTGAGCATGAGATTAGAACATAAAAATTTATTGTTTATTAAGGAAAGCGATTTTCAGAAAATACTAACGATATGCCATTTAATTGGAAGCTATATTGATTATTTTGGTAATTCATTTTTCGTTGGTGCCCTAAGTCAGTCCAAGTGTCTGTCGGTACTTGAAAGATTGACATGGTTCGAGGGTAAAAAGATTCAAGAGTTCGAGGTATACAATTCTGGAAATAGGATGAAAAACTATTTTTCATTCTTAAATTTCAATAACATGGATGATAGTACATTGAATGCTTACTATTTCAATAATATAATTTCATGTCTTAATCAATTTTTTGATGAAAGGCAAAATTCGGATAAATTTGCTATTAAACATAAGAATGTTAATTTTTCGGAAATTATTAAATTAACAACTCCCAAGTTTTTTGGCAAATTACTTAAGATAAAAGGGTTAAAAAATGCGGAAGTGTAATGTAAAAGTTGAAGCTAGAGACTTGCCCATGAATGCCTCTTTCGAGGAACGGGAAAGGAATTTCAGGAATTTATTGTCATCCTTCAGGCAAGCTTGTAACAAAGCAGGCATTATGAAGGAAATCAAAAGGCTTGAGTACTATGAATCAAAAAGTCAAATTGCCCGAAGAAAGCAGAGAGAAAAGGATGCAACTCTCCTTAAGTTGAAACTTAAGGAATCTTTTATTGAAAAGGCTCCTAAGAAGAAAAAGAAAAAGGAAGAAAGAAGATAATATCATGGCAACAAGAAAAGATAGAATACTGAATTTGGTTGTTGATACTCGTTATAAAGAAATTTTGAAGAAACATGCGGACAAGCGTGGAGTATCAATTAGTCAAGTTATTAGAGACTATGTTGACAAGCAATTGTCAGCGGAGCCAGATTCTGTTAAAGTTGTTTTAAACATCCCAAATTCTATCGTTTCTAATGCAGAAAGTCTTGAAAAATGGCTCAACACGAAAGTGCAAGCACTCATGCAACATTTCAAAAATGGTTCCCATTAAAAATTGTTGAGATTGCAGAAATGCCACATCCCAGCAAGATTGCTGAAGCATCAAGCGAGGATGTGGCATTTCTGTCGTTGCTAGCAAAACACATGATTTCACTATGCATGAAAAATCATGGAGTTGGACTTTCTGCTGTTCAATGTGGTATTCCACTCAAGTTTTTTATAGCCAGTAAGGATGGCATGAATTACAGGTGTTTTGTTGATATGGAATACACAAGTGAAGAGGCTAAACAAGATTCATTAGAGGGCTGTTTGAGTATCAAGGACAAAAATGGCGGTATGCGTAGATTTTTGGTTAAGCGATACAACAACGCTTTGTTTAAAGGCAAGGAATTATCCATTAATGAGAGTAATGCTACTGTTAACGATATCAGCGAGACTTTTTCAGGATTGTTTAGCGTAGTATGTCAACATGAGATTGATCATCACAATGGAATTTTGATTTCTGACCACGGTAAAGAAGTTGAGGTAGTTAATTAGGGGTTTGTATGCCGTTATCTAATTTGCATGTAGTTCATGTTTGTAACTTGATGGCTAAGGCCAATGATGGGTGCAGATATTTATCAGAGGATTCTTTGAAATCCGGTGTGTATCATTGCCTCAAACTGACAGGACAGAAGAAGCAAATTGATGAGGCTGTTGCTGACCATTTGCGAACTGATTTTTCAGATGACCGTGTGCCTTTGGGTGACAATTGCCCCGGTTACCCAGTTTTACATCATGCAGTAGTAGGTTACGATCAAAAAAAAGATTGAGTTGACAGAGTTCTTTTTTTTGGTATCTTGCTCTTGGGTTGACAGGATGTCACTTTTTTCAAGGAGGATTTATGAGCTTTATGAAAATCCGTGCTACTGATGTTTTTGATGCCGAGTTATCTAAAGATAGCAGTTTTGTGACTGAAACTACTGCATACGATAAAATCAATGAATGTTTTCATAAAATATTTGAGTTTTATCCCCATTTCAAACCTACAGAAAACATCACACAAAAAGATTTTAATATTGTAAATTCTTTTACCAATGAAAAATCTTTTGAAAAGTCGGTTGATGTTTGTTTGCGATTGCTTGAAAAATTTTCGCACCAAGAGTACGAAAAGATTGTTGATGATGATGATGAGTTTGATGGCTCTGTGACCAGAGACTCTCAAATTATCGTTACTTGCATGAATCAATTAATTGATTGTAAAGTACCACATCATTACAAGCCGGGATTTTTAATTTTGCTGGTTCGCTACTGTTATTACAACTAGAATGTTACAGGAGGCCTCATGTTAAATATAAGGTGTAAGGCCGATCTGGAAGCAATAAAAAAAAGACTCAACAGTCTTCCTCAAGGAGATTTTTCAGTCACCAGTATAGGTGCTAAAAACTACTTGATGTGGGCTGGAGGAGACTGGGAACCAGAATATGACTTTGCGGTCCATGAGTTTTTTGCTAACTCGAAAGCCGATTTGAAGAATCTTTTGGATGATTTGAATTTTTACAAGCAAGCTAACATGAAGCTTTTGGAAGTTCAAAATAAACAGTCAGAAGACATTGAATTGCTAAGGATACAAATTGAAGAATTGAGAAATTCTTTAATGGATGACCTCAGATAGGAGTTTCTAGATGAAAGTTTTTGAAAAGAGTTTGCTTGCTGTTGATAATATGGGATTGTCCCAAAAAGACAATTCTATCACCTTGCCAGAAGCGGAGATTTATAAAATTAAGTATGAGGATAAATATGGCCGTCAATTACTTGCTGCTGGAGAAGAGCAAAAAGTAATGAGGACTTTAGCTAAAGCAGGCTATAAAATCAATATAGAAAGATGAATTATTTCGAAAGAAATTTGTATTTTATAAATCAAGGTTATCATAAATTTGATTTACCTAAAGAACATGTTTGGATCAAGAGATATTTTAAAACTAAGCTTCAATCAGTTTTTTTAAAGTATTTTTATACTACTAGAACGGCCAAACATTTTGTAGAACATACAGGGTATTATACAACTATACCAAATTTAAGTAAATTATCGAATAAGTTTTATTTTTTGATGGACATGTTCGCAGAAGCAAAAAAAAATATGGACCTTGATTTGTTGACAAAAATAACCACTAAAAAAGTTAGAATGCCAAAAAGATTTTATTGAACATATATATTGCATGAAGAAATTTGCAGAGTGGTTAAAAACAAGAGAATCATCAGCTACTACAAGGGCTAGAGAAGCGTGGGCTCGATATGGGGCATATCCACCTAGTGCTGGCTTTACATCACATTCCTCTTCACCTCCTTTTGCATGGGAAAAGATGAATAAGGAATTTCCCAAGATTCTTGTTCCCAAGAAAAAGAAGAAAAAAAACAAAAAGAAAAAATAATTCTGGTATAATTTGTTACCGGATGAGTTTTTGTAATGTACAAAAAGTATTTCAACTTAAAAAAAATAAAAGGCGTTACTGAAGTATACTTTGTGTTTAAATACGCAGAGTTTTTTAGCAATCGTCGCTTAAATATTCCTACTAATAACTTTATTCCTTTGAACCCTGCACTCATAGACCACACAAATAACTCGTTCGTTTTTCATGCCAATCAAATTGAAAAAATAAAAACTTATAATTTTATAGTCAGCTTGGAAATGAATGAGTCCAATCAACTGGAACGGCTTCTTCCAGTACCATTTGAACACATAACCAAATCTTTGACTAAAAACGAAAGAGCTAGAATTGATGAATTGAAAAAGATCAATTATGATTGTCAATTAGAAGTTTTTCAAGTTTATATGAAATCTAGTAATTGATGTAAAACATACAAATACAGTTCAAAGTACAAAATTCCTTAGACAGCATAAATAATAGTATGATAAACTATAGCAATCAAATTCAGTACGACTGTCATGGTGTTCCGGTAGATTGTGCTGATTTTACGATAAAAAGGCATGATACCAGACCAGTTTTCAAAGTAGATGTGACAGACTGTGAGCAGCCAATAAACTTGACCAACCTCGTTGTTGAAGCAAGTATGTGGGTTAACGCTAAATTGAAGTCTAATATAACGACACTAACATCGACTATTCAATTTGCAGATAATATTGGATTTGAGCAAATTAATATGGATACTATTATCCAAGTTGGTAATGGTCGTGCATTTGAAAGAATGCTTGTAGAATCAATAGACGAAGAAAATAAAACTGTAAATGTATTTCGTGGTCAAATGAATACAGAAATATACAGTTGGAAGAAAGGAACAGGCATACGACTTTTAAGATTTTTGAATAATTCTGCTATCGGAGAAATGGAATTTCAAGATATTGAGCAACTAGATGGAACAACATTAGAAAATCAATTAATAAGAAGTACTCTTATATATGAATGGATGCCTGATGACACTTGTCTTTCAGGAAAATACTTCCTAGAATTTAAGTTGTTGGAAATATGTGCAACTGCACCAGCACCTATAGCATCAAATGTTCCGAACTATCATTGCTATTTGGGTGACAATGTTTGTTGGGCAAGAAGATTTCCAAATGACAGAGAAGGTTTTTTGATTGAGGTTTTAGATTCACCCACAGCAGAATGAGGAGCTAAATAAATCTGATGAGTTTTGATCATAAAAGATACAGAATAAATTTTCAAATTCGGGCAAATACAGTAAGAGTTAGTCATGATAATAATCAGCTAGGTATCATGACTGTTGATAAAGCTAGGCAATATGCACAAACACAAGGTTTAGACCTTATAGAAACGGTACCGGGAGCAAATCCTCCCGTTTGTATAATTGAAAATTTTAGTAAGTTTAAATATGAAAATAAGTTGCGAGAGAAAGAAGCTCGTAAAAAACAGAAAAAGACGATGGTCGTTCTGAAAGAAATTCGTCTGACACCATCAATTACAGATCATGATTTGGAAACCAAAGCCAAGATGGCTGTAAGGTTTCTGCAAGAAGAAAAAAAGGTTCTAGTGAGTATGAAATTTACTCATAGAGAAATGAACCACAAGGATATTGGTTTTCAAACATTTGAAAAATTGTTCTTAGTAACTAAAGATTATGGACAAGTTGACGGTGTTTTGAAGTTTGCGGGGCAAAAACTGTGCTGCACGATAAGTCCTGTGGGACAAAAAAATGAATCTAGAACAAATTAAACAAGCTAATAATTTTTTGTATTCTTCAATCTTGTGTGAAACAAAACAAGAAATAGATACATTTAGCTCTGTATCTTGCTTGAAAAATTTATTAGCACTATTAAGTAGCCCTGTGTCTAAAAATTACAATAATCCTTTTGCTAGGATTCATGAATTTTTTAATGCAATTGATTTAAACCATAAAGGATTATCTGGTTTTTTGGAAACTGTTTTTACACCTGCTTTTTTTCAAAAGTGTCATGAAATTAATTCAATCATACAATTTTGTGAAGAAAAAGCTTTTTCGCTCAAAAAGGATTTAACATCGCTATCGAAAGTTATCATAGATGAAATACAACCAGATTTTTTGAATTTTGTAGGTAATCCAGAAGTTACTAAAGTGTATACTCGCTTTCTTCCAGAAAAGACCAGATGGCTTTCAAGAACAAATAAGAAAAATCAGTCGATACATATTAAAAACAATACAACAATATCAAGTTCTTCGAATATATTCAATATAGAAAATTATTATCACAACTCAAATTTGATTGATAATTTGAAAGATGATTTGCAAAATAAAAAAGATGTCATGTATAAAATGGGATGTACAAATATTTCTAAAGAAATTTGTTCAACAATAAAAAGCATAGAAGAATCAATTTCTTTAAAAAGACATGGTTTTCAAAGGGTAACAATATCGAAACTTTTAAGATGTCTTTCTGATTATGTTCATTGTGATGCAATAAATGTTAAACCTATCACATATATGGAATCATTATCTGGTACGGATGCTTATAAATTCATACGCTTATGTGAAGCATTTCCACATGGGAAAGACTGGCAAGGACCGATATTCGACCATTATGCCGAACTTACATGGAAAAATGCGGAGTTTACCATTTTAATTGGTGAAATAGACACCAGATCGTATTTCATCAGCTACATCATCGAGGAATAAAAATGGATAAGGTTGAATTTAATCTTGCAGACTTAAAAGAGCTTTTAGTTTCTGTTTATAAGAAGGCTGTAAATTCTTACCATGATTTATCAGAAATAATTGCAGAACAAGCAATAGCAGAATTCATAAATCAAAAAAAGAAACCTTTTACAGCAAGCTTGATCATTAATGATGATAAGGTTAAAACAGATACAACTTTGTGTCCGACAACATATAACAATACTACTTGGAATACAGTTAGTTTCCAAGAGGATTTTGTTTCAAATTATGTTCCTTTGCCTTTCAGCGATTCACTACCGCACTTTGGTAACTATAATAATTATAGTTTGGCAACTACGAACACAATTTCCGTAGTTACTACAACAGATTCAACAAATTAGGAGTTTAGAATGGCGTGTAAGAAAAATTGTGAGACTAAGGCTTGTGCTAATTTCGAAGTTAAGGAAGTTAAGGGCTGCAAGCCTGTTGGCTCTCAAGTACTTCTTGAACTGCTTACAGCACAAGAGATTATGAACACCAAGCTGCATTTGAACAACAACAAGCCTACAAATGAATACCAAGCGTTTGTAAAGGATTTGGGGCCAAACTTGAATCCAGAAAACTGGGGATTCAAGATTGGTGATCGTGTTATTCTTTCTGGTAGTGGTGTGCCTGTGCCAAATTTTGATGATTCAGAGAGAGATCGTGTTTTGATGGAGCCACATTGCATTAAAGGTGTTTTAGTCTAATCGTGAACTTTTATGAAATCTTGGAAGTTAGCCATGCTGCTTCTCAAGATGAAATAGAAAAAGCTTATCGCAAAAAAGCACTTCAGTATCACCCTGATAGAAATCCGGGTAATACTGAAGTGCATTCTAAGTTTGTTGAAATACAAAATGCTTATGATACTTTGAAAAACAAAGAAAAAAGACAACAATACGATTTCAGTTTACAAGGTGGAAATAACAATTTAGTTTTTGATATATTTGATCAAGAAAATTTAGATATAAAAATTATTTACAAGATAACAATACAAGACAGTATCCATGGCGGTGAAAAAAGTTTACGCATTAGCAAGAAATTACCATGCGGTACTTGCAGGGGGTTCGGAGCAACATCCTTTAGGCCTTGTGATGCTTGTCATGGCTCAGGACATGTCGTTAATGCTTTGAACTCTATCTTCCAGTTTCAAACCCTTTGTGGTCGGTGCTTGGGTCACGGGAAGATTGCTTTAAATAAATGTGAAAAATGTTTTGGTTCCAAAAAAACCAATTCGGACGAACAAACAATTGGTTTTATGGTTCCTAAAGGAATACAGAATAATATGACTCTGTGCCTAAATGGGCAAGGAAATATAGGAAATAACGGTAGAATTGGCAATCTTTATGTGCAATGTGTTTTCGAACCTGACGAAACTTTTAAAATTGATGGATTAAATCTTCTTTGTAATGTAAGGGCCAAATTTAGTACCATGTTATTTGGTGGAAAGATAGAAATACCAACAGCAGAAAATGATGTCGTTGAAATTGAAATGCCTGCTAAAACAGAATGTTTGACTAAACTACGAGTGAAGAATAAAGGCATGTATGACATCAGAAACAACCTCAAACGAGGCGACATTATTGCGAATGTCATAGTAGACATGCCACAAGGATTTAGTAATCCAGATGAAGTGAGAAAATTCTTAGTTGCTCATGGCATCTGATTTTTATTCTTAATTCCGTAACTTGCTTTAAGGTACTCTGGTCCAATAAACTTAGCTATACATTTGACAATCTGTGATACTTCAGACTTGTTGTCATCTGGTCTTCTTTGAAAATGAATTACAAGTGATGTAAGCTTTGGAACAATTGGCAAATCCCCTACAATATTATTATATTGTTTTACATCCATCGCTAGTTTAGTTCCGTTTTCCAATTCAATAGTAATTGGATTAGTGCGGTAGCTGAAATGTTTGACTACGCCGTCTACTTGAGTGTTGGGAATTTCCATGGGAGAATAACTGATTGCAACATCTGTCCCCGGTAGAAATGTAGGATGCCCAGCAAGGGAAGAACTTGGATCGGCTTCTGTGCCAGTCCAAGTCGTTGGAAGAAAACTGCCTCCACCGATAGATTCGATGAATTTTTTGAACCCTGAAAATCTCATTACTATCTTATTTATATGATAACAGTAAAAAGTTTATTGTCTTTTCTTGTTGATATAGATGGAAAAAAGATAATATGTTTTTATGATCAAGAATCAAATGACATAATAACTGCTTCAGAAATGACTGATGATGAAAAAAAACAAGTATTGGAACAAATAAACAAGGATATCTACGCACCAATTCAAGTTGTCGGCCCAGTTGAATATGCGGAGACACAAGATATACAACAACAGTTCGATAAAATGAAGGAAGACTATGACGGCAGAAAATACGAATTTCAAGATATCAAACTCTGATTCAGTCAAAAATAGACTGTCTGACAGAGAAAAAAGGCTTAGAGAGACAACGGATTTGACACCAATTTATTTGAGTCAAATAATCAATTATATTGAAGCAAAAATTGAAGATGTAACAATCAAAAATATGATGTTGCAAAGAGCTAAAAAATATCCTCATTCAGCCCTGAAGAATTTTTTTTCTCGTTTTGAAAGCATTTTGAATGATTGTATCAAAATCAATAGCGAGAGAAAAAACAAGGAGTTTCTACTCAAAGAAAATAAAACTGATCCTACCCCTGTCATTGCAAAACAGGATATCTTAGAATTACAAGAGCAGATGGAACAAGGCGTTCTTTCGGAGAAACAAGATGATCAAGCGAATTCTTGAGAAGCTGAAACAGAAGAAAGAAAAAAAAGTTGTTGTCAACATTGTTGTTGATAATTGTGACTATTTTCCTCAGAGACAAACTGATGGGGCAGCTGGGTACGATTTGAGGGCATCAATAACAGAACCTTTAGTTCTGAAATCTTTTATTCCTATGCTGGTAGGTACTGGAATCAAGGTTGAAATTCCACATGGGTATCACGGGAAGATTTGCATCAGAAGTTCTATGGGTAAAAAAGGACTGATTATCCCAAATGCTCCCGGAATAATTGATTCAGATTACAGAGATGAAATTAAGGTGATTTTGATGAATATTTCATCGAACGAAATAACAATACAGCCAAAAGAGAGAATAGCTCAGTTTTTACTCGAAAAAAACAACGAAGTTGATTGGTCTGTTGTCAATATTTTGAGTGTCACAAAAAGAAATTTAGGTGGTTTTGGTTCAACAGGAGCTTTATGAAAGTATTTATTTGTTTAACTGTCGCACAGGAAATTGATGGCCGTAATTTATTTGTCAGAGTGGACAAGGCATCTAAATCAAAGGATGTCGTAGAGAGTTTTATGTCTAAGGAAAAAGCTTCTTGGGTTGAAAAAATTACAACTCCAGAAGGAGAGCTCAGTTTTGCTTGTGAGAGACATCCTCACGAACTAGAGGTTGAAGACGCATGAAAACACCACATGTTCACAATCCATTAGAAGGTAATAAACCTGATCTCGTTTTTAATCTTGATGATTGTGTTGGTGAAGCAGTAAGCATCATCATAATCCACAAAGACAGACCGTCTTACTTGAACTTATGCTTGCAGTCGATAGCTGTAAATTCAAGGAATAATTCTTATGAAGTAATTGTAGTTGATAACGCTTCTGGTCCAGAAACTCAATTATTTCTTGATGAAATACAAGAACAAGTAAAGGTTGTTAGAAATCCCAAGAATCTTTATTGGTCCGAAGCAGCCAATCTGGGGGTACAAGCTTCAGACCCTCGATCAAAGTATTTAATATTCATGCATTCAGATGTAGTAATTCTGAATCCATCTTGGATTGATGTGTTTGTAAATGTTGCGGAAGCAAATCAATCTGGCATGGTAGGATTGCAGATGGGATCGTACCAGATGGGAAATCAAAAAGTTGATTTCATTCAGGAATGGTGCATGCTTTTGTCAAGAGATGGTTACAACAAAATAGCTCCATGGCCAAATAATTTACCTTTGATAGGCCATTCGTTTATTATGACTATCAAGGCCCAATTGAGCGGTTTAAGGCCACAAGTTATGCAAAATAATGTAGCTCATCATTACAGCATTTTTGGAGTCGATGTAAATGATTATGAGGAGCTTACGGAAAAAGCTTATAAATTACTTCCAAAGGTTTATCAGCAAGTTCATGCAAGAGCATTATAGATAGATTATAAACCTATCAACGGGGGATAAATTGAGCAAGAAAAAAACTGTCAGACAACCAAAAAGCCAACCAAGAATTACAGAAACCAGAGAAAAAAAATCAGGCACATTCCATATAGAATTTTTGAATTCTGAGCAAAAAAATGCATGGAAAACATTCGAAGAAAATGACATTATCTTTTGCCTCGGTGCAGCTGGTTCTGGTAAAACTTTTTTGAGTACAGCCTACGCTTGCCAAGCAATTTTGACTAAAAGTAAGAAAAAAATTACTTTGACAAGGCCAATTATTGAAAGTCAAGAAAGTCTTGGATATTTGCCGGGATCATTTTCTGAAAAAGTAGCGCCATATTTGATGCCGATGTATGATTCTCTCGATGATTTGGTTGGCAAAGCTGGCTTGCAAAGAGACATTATCAACCACAGTATTGAGGTTTCACCTATCGCATATCAAAGAGGTAGGACGCATAAAGACGCTATTTGCCTTTTTGACGAAGCCCAAAATGCTACTTACATGGGATTAAAACTGTTTTTAACCAGAATTGGAAGTAATGCTAAGCTGATTATCAATGGTGACCCCGCTCAATCGGACCTAAGAGGCCCTGTTGCCTTGATGGATATCGTAAAACGACTGGAGGGAACTCCGGGAATAGCTGTTATTAGGTTTAGTGACAATGCAATTGTAAGGCATCCTCTGATTAAGACTATGTTGGAAAAATTATGATATTTAGTCGTGGTTTTTGCCTATATAAACTAGGTCAATAATGAAAGTACGAGAGAGGGCATGCCATCAAAACGAAAAGTTCAAGATGATATTATAAATCATTATGGAATTCAAACACCTGACATCCTTTTCGAAAAAAAGGATGGTGGCGTTCGCATACCTGATGATACGATAATTGCACAGACTCCATCCGTTTCTCCAATTGCTCCTTTTAGCCCCGGAGCACCTATTGTGCCTGTACCGACTCCGACTCCTCCGGGGCCGACACCAACGCCGACACCAACGCCTACGCCCACACCTGCCCCGGTTCCTGTTCCGACACCGACTCCTTTAGTCCCGATACCGCCACCTATTCCAGCAGTATTTAAGAATCTCTGGTTGTGGGGTGATAACAGTTATGGGCAACTTGGTAATTTTAATTTTCCATATGGATTTCCACCATCATATGGTTACCCCGTACAAACTATCGATAGTAATTTTTACTATTCTAAAATTTCTGCTGGTGGAAATCATTTTGGGGCAATTACCACAGATGGCTATTTGTGGATGTGGGGGATGAATGACAACGGACAGCTTGGAGATGGTACAAATATTACTCGTACATCTCCTGTTTTAATAGGAACTGCAAATAATTGGTCTGAAATATCTTGTGGAACATTTCATACAGCTGCAATAAAGAGCGACAATACACTTTTTACTTGGGGTTATAATATAGCTGGTATTTTAGGACAGAATGATACGGATACGAGGAGTAGTCCTACGCAGGTTGGTTCGGATACAACTTGGTCTAGTGTTTCGTGTGGATATTTAAATACTGCTGCCATAAAAACGGACGGGACGCTTTGGGTGTGGGGAAATAACTCATACGGCCAGCTTGGAAATAATAATGATGGTTATTTTGCGTTGCCTTTATTAACTCAAAAATACGAAAAATCTCCTATTCAAGTTGGTGCTGATACTGACTGGCATCAAGTTGCATGCGGAAAGTTCGTTGTTGCTGCCTTGAAAAATAATAGTTCAACAGGAGCAGAGCTATGGGTATGGGGAAATAATTCATATGGACAGCTAGGCACAAATGATACTGTTAATAGAAGCAGCCCTGTTCAAACAGTCATGGCAACTCAATCTTGGGTTTATGTAGACACAAGAAATTCACACACACAAGTCGTTGATTATGATGGCAAAATATGGGCTTTTGGAAATAATACCTTCGGACAGCTTGCTTCCCCAGATTTATTACCAAGAAGCTCTCCAGTACAAAATATAGTTGGTGGTTTTTTTACTAAGGTTGCAGCGGGTAGTAATCATGCAGCAGGTATTACAGATGATGGCCTTTTATGGACATGGGGGCTAGGAAGTAGTGGACAAATCGGTAATAACACTTATGGCATTCAATTTTCTCCAGTACAAACATTAGCTACAGGTGGAATTTGGACAAATGTTTCTGCTGGTTATAGTTTTACAGCTGGATTGGGAGAGATTCAGTTTGCACCTCCTAATAACTAGGATTTGGCGTTGGTAAAAAATTGGATTGGGAAATAATTTCAAAAATTATGTGAGTTTTTGATTTATGAAAAGTTAATAGTATAAGAGGTTTATTGGAGAAAAAATGGCTTGCAATGGTTTTTATTTTGGAGAATTCTTTAATGAAGTCCGTACTTTTCGGGCACAACTGAATCCAAATTATAGCCCTAATCCAGAAACTCTTATTAATGAACCGGCGTGTTCCAGTCTTAACATTGTGCCCAGCGGTACCCGTGAACTATGGGAAATATTTCCATTAGGTGATGATGCAACGAGTGTAGGTTTTGACATAACTTTTGACAATAATTGTTGTGGATGTATTCAGTTATACGAGATTGGTCCAAGAGAATGCAATCTTGAGGGATTAGAGCCTTATCCATCGTGTCGAGGGGGAACTACTTCCTTATTGAGAGTAAGTAGGTTGGAGCCAACTCAGTCAGGTGGGTATCCAATATGGACAGAAGAAGGAACCAAGGTTTGCGAAGGTTGGCTTTTAGGGCAACTTTTATGTCAAAGAGTGCCTGAACCTGAAAGGGGAGAAACATTAAGACGCAATCGTGAGAAATTTGGTGACCCTCCGATTTTTTTCAATGAGGAAACACGAAAATTACGGGTAACATACAGCAGTATGTTGCGAGAGGTGCCACCGGGATATCGAATTGGAGTTGGTGTAATTGGAACAATTTACACATGCCCTTCTCCATCACCTAGTCCATCTCCCTCACCTGTGCCCGCACCTGTTCCAGTACCAACACCAACACCAGCCCCTGAGCCAGAATCAACTCCCGCACCACCAGAACCAACACCAACATATCAGATTTATACTTGGGGAACAAATTTAAATGGAGAGCTTGGAGATAATACTAGCGCAGCTTCGGGCGTAATTGCAAGAAGCTCACCAGTACAGGTTGGAGGACTCATACAAGATTGGGTTGATGTAGATGTAGGAAACTCATACAAAATTGCTCTTGATTCCAACAGATACCTGTATGGGTGGGGATATCCAGTTTATGGTTATAGCGCACTTGGTCCTACAAACTCTTCTATTCCAATTCAGCTTGGTGGCTTGAAATTCAATAAAATATCAGCTGGGGATACGAATTTTGCTGCTATTTCAAACACAGCCATTCTTTACATGGCTGGTAACAATACATTTGGTGAATGCGGTAGAAATAATACAAATCCAGTAAATTTACTTTCTTCAACAAAAGTTGATATTGCTGATGTTTCAGTTGGCAAAAATCACACTTTGGCTGTTGATGTCTTTGGTAAATTATGGGCATGGGGAATCAATGAATTTGGAGCCCTTGGTGATTCGACAACCACGAATAGAAGCAGCCCTGTTCAAATTGGCATAGATACAGATTGGCAATATGTTGCAGCTGGAGATAGGTTTAGTGCTGCTCTTAAGACAGACGGCACTCTTTACACTTGGGGATACAACTACATAGGTCAACTTGGAGATGATTCTGTTGTTAGTAAAAGTTCACCAATAAATGTGGCTATTTTGACTGGGCCTTGGAGTACTATTGCTGCTGGAGATGCACACTTAGCTGCAATTACCCGAACAGGACAACTATGGTGTTGGGGAAGTAACATTTATGGAGCGTGTGGGGTTAATTATACTGGCTCTACATTAGCTTTTAGTTCTCCGGTACAGACCCAAGCGGGAGGATATAACTGGACTGCTGTTGATGCTGGCAGCAATTGGACTGGAGCCTTGAAGACTGATAATAGTCTCTGGAATTGGGGTCAAAATAATTTTGGGCAGCTTGGAACAAATAATAATGTTTCTTATGACTCTCCTGTCGAGACTATTGCTGGTGGCAATCAATGGTTTAAAGTTTCTGGAAATGCCTATGGTTCAGCAGGCTTGGGCATTTTGCCCTTGCCAACACCTTCTCCATCTCCGACTCCTACTCCGACCCCGACAGAAGGAAGTAATATTTGGGGTTCTGGTTACAATCAAAATGGAACTTTAGGTGATGGAACAATAGTTAGTAGAAGTTCCCCTGTTCAAAATATAGCAGCGGGATCATCATGGAAAGGTATATCTTCTGGCAACTTACATGCTGGAGCAATAGATTCCTACGATAAGTTGTGGATGTGGGGAGCAAATGGTTCTCGTCAGTTAGGTGGTAATTTCGGTCCTTTTGTTAATAGTCCTGTCAATGTAACTACTGGCGCTTCTAATTGGAGTATGATATCTTGTGGTGGATTTCATACTACTGGAATAGGGAACGATCAGTCTTTGTGGACATGGGGCTACAATTATTTCGGACAATGTGGAAATGGATATACAACAAATGTATTAAGTCCGAGTCTTTTAGATACTTCATATGATTGGAAATTTGTTTCAGCTGGAGCAAATTTTACAGCTGCAATAAAAGCTAGTGACAAAAGTCTTTGGCTCTGGGGAGATAATTACTGGGGGCAATTAGGCAATGGTATCCTTCTGCCTAGTGGTCATGGAGTAAGTCAGAGTTCTCCTGTGCAAGAAGCAACAAATTCACAATGGAGCCAAGTTTCGTGTGGCTACTATCATGCTGCTGCGATTGCTTATCCTTCGAATGAATTATATGTTTGGGGAAGAAATGACCAAGGTCAGCTTGGATTAAACGACACAGCAGACAGAATTATTCCAGACTTGTTGGTCGCAGGTGAGCAATGGGTCTATGTGTCTTGTGGTTTTTCAAATACGGCAGCTATTAGAAATAATGGACAATTATTTTGTTGGGGGGCTGGGGCAAGCGGTGTTTTGGGTGATGGTACTACTTCAAGTAAATCATCGCCAGTTCAAACATACATCGGAGGTAATACATGGGTGCAAGTAAAATATGGAGTCAATTCTTCAAATGCTTGCGCTATAAAGTCTGATGGCTCTCTTTGGGTTTGGGGAAGTGGATATTACGGTGCTTTGGGAACAGACAATCAGTTACAATATACTTCCCCTGTCAATACTGTTGCAGACATTACTACTCAATGGACTGAAATTAGTACTTTTCAGAACGGATTTTTAGCTTTATATGGTACTCCTCCGACTCCTGTGCCCGTCCCGACACCGACACCCACACCTACACCGTCTCCGAGCCCAACACCGTCTCCGAGCCCATCGCCATCTCCGAGCCCATCACCATCTCCGAGCCCATCACCATCTCCGAGCCCATCACCGTCTCCGAGCCCATCACCATCTCCGAGCCCAGCGCCAGCACCTGAACCTAGTCCAGTTCCTAGTCCTATAAACACATTTGGAGCTTCTGCTTATTTCGCAGGTGGAATACAGACATCAGCTAGTAACAAAGTAGACAGGATGCTCTACTACACAGAAACTATGTCGGCTGTTGTGGCCACCCTGTCGCAGGCAAGGGTTTACTCAGCGGGCACTACAAACTCCTATTCTAAAGGATATATTTCAGGAGGCTACACAGGAGCATCTGTAAATACAACAGATCGCATCGCATATGCAGATGATACTATTGCTGCTGTCACTACAGCAGATTTATCTACTATAAGATCGGGAATGGCATCTTTGCATGGCAACAGCGCATACGGCTATTACGCTGGAGGCTATTCCTCTGCTCAGGTAGATACTTTTGATAAGATAGACTATTCAATTGACACAACTAATTCTCTTACATCTCCTGTATTATCCGAACAAAAAAGATACATGGGATCAGTATCTCACGCTTGGTTGGACGGATATTTTATAGGTGGTTACAGTAGCGGGACCATGCTGCAAACAGCAGAGTTTTTGAATTACTCGAACGATACGCTAAATGCTGTTACCACGGCAAAGATTGAAATTGCCACATCCGCTATGATAAGCATAGATGGAAACAACAATAAAGGATATCTTGCTGGTGGAGACACAGGCGCTGCAATTTTGTCTAATAGGATTTATGAGGTAAATTATAATACACAAGTAACAAGTCTTTTGACTACTGTAAATTTACAGCAAAGAGTATCAAGTTCTGCTGGCGCATCGGATTATTACAGTAGAGGTTATTTTTCAGGAGGAAATCAAGAAAACACGATAGTTGACACTACATATAGACTTGATTTTGCTACTAATGCCTTATCGCTACTATCAGATCAAGCTCTTGATCAGCCAAGGGCAGGCCTCTCAGCTGTGAGCAGGGTTTTTGTTGAATTTGATTTTCCACCTCTAATTGGAGATGGAGATTATGGGTACTTTGCTGGAGGAAGTTCGGTCGCCGGAACCGTAGTGTCAACTTTTGATAAAATAGATTATACGACTGAGGCTTTGGTAAGTACGACAGCAGCATTTAATGTTGCCAGAGAAAAACAAGCGGGTTTATCAGAAAACATAACGGTTGGTTACTTTTCTGGTGGCAATACTGGTGCTTACATTCTTTCTACAGAAAGGCTCACATATTCTACAGATGTAGTTGATTTAGTGACAAGTTTGGATTTAGATACTGTTACTGACACACTAGGTGGAATATCACAAGGTATATCTAAAGGTTACTTCGTTGGCGGTTTCACAGGTAGTGAAACAGAAAATACTATCAAAGTATTGTTTGCCACAGAAACAAAACTTGCGTTGACAAGTGCGAACTTGGAGACAGCAAGAAATGCCATGGGTACGATAGATGGAAATAGTTACAAGGGATATGTTGGTGGAGGCAGCATTGAAGCAGGCTTCGGCACAAGGTTGACAGAAATATTCTACTATACTACTGAAATAAGTAGAAATACTGAATCAGCAAGCTTGACAGATGGCAAGAGATATTTAACTGGTATAGGAAACAGATTCGATAAGGGTTACTTTTTAGGTGGGATTGGAGAAAATTATGATTCCGTTGATACCATAGCTTTTGCTGTTGACACAACATCTGCTCTGACAAATGTGCTTAGTTCTGGAAGATATGCGTTGGCTGGGGTTAATTTAACCAAAGGTGGATACTCTAACGCAAAAGGTTTTATAGGTGGAGGAAGGAGTTCTTCTACTATTTCGGATGTAATTGATAAAATTATATTTTCCACAGATGTAATTTCATCTTTATCGCCTGTTGTTTTGTCTCAAGCAAGATATGCTTTGGCTGCGGTTTCTCAGATCACAGTTCCGCAACCAATATACTTATCACAAGGCAACATATTAATTTCTGGAAATGCTCAATTCATAATTAATACAAATATAGACACACAGGGAACAATAATAATATATGGCTCTGCAACTTTTTCATGTAATTCATATGCATATACATCTTCAGGTGGAGTGACTTTAGGTGGCACTTATAATAATTATAGCTTTACACTTTCTTTGCCGATAACTTATAAAGTATTAGCAGTTATAAATGTTTCCCTGCCTATATTTTACAGTATTGCACAAGAAATTTATTATGGTTATAGAATCGAAGGAGAGTGCTTAGACTTAACTAACTGTAATGGTCCATTCAATGAAGAATCTCCCGAATGTAGGAAAAGGTCTATTGTAACCTTGATTGCGAGAAGTCCCCGTGAGGCTTGCGAACAATTGAAAAAACAAAACTGGAATTGGCCAATTAAGAAGTTCCAAAAGTTCACAAAACCAGTCTATAAAAATGATGAACAGTATTTGATAGAGCAAGGAATTTTAAATGAATCTTGTCCTCAGTTGGAAGAGACTCCGTTTTGTTTTGATAGTGAATGTGCCGACTACTGCCTTGCGTATGACATAGTTGAAAATATATCTTTAGTTGGTACTGCTATACTTGAAAATTCTGAATATGTAGGTTCCGGCTCCTTGATCGTTTTCGGTTCTGCAAATTATCTTGGCAGCATATATGGAGATTATTTGCATTATCCGAAAATAAATCCGGGTAGTGGTGCAACGGCAGGTTACTTTGCAGGGGGATCGACTGGATCAAACTATAACACAACACAAGTATCCAGTATTTATAAAATAATATACGCAACAAATGTGATGGACGCATATACATCTAATTCTTTGTCACAAGCTAGATATGGTGGTGTAGGCTGCACGGGCAACCAAACTAAAGGATATATGTTAGGTGGTATTGGTGGTGTATCAATATCATCAAACAGAGCAGACAAAATACTATATTCAACTGGAACTTTTTCTGCAAATTCTAGTAATATGTTGACAAGTAGATTTGGACCGGGAGCAGTATCTCAAGGAAGTTCTTTTGGGTATATAGCTGGCGGTTTGGACATCGCTGGATCAACAATATTCTCATCTTTTGAAAGAATAAATTACACAACAGATGGGATAGCATCTCTTGCTGGCGCTAATTTGTCTAGCCCTGCTCGTTATGGCATATGCAGTCTAGACGGCAACGATGCGAGAGGATATTTTTCGGCAGGATATACAGGGTTGTTTTCAGTATATGTTACAACAGATAAAATTACATATAGTGTAGAAACTGTTGGTGGTGTTACATCAGCAGATTTGAAAATACCAAGGGCTTTTTCAGCTTCTTGTCATGGTAATTTCTTTGTTGGCTATATGACAGCAGGCCAAGGTGCAAGTGGTTTTATTGCATCAACTGAAAAATTAAATTACGGTACTGAGGTTATAAAGGCTATTTTACTGGAGGCTCAACAATCGGCTTGTCTTCAATAACATATCTTTTATCTTACAGCACAGATATAACATCTTATACAGGAAGCGTTGGCGATATTGATATAGGTACATATTCTCTATTATCTGCAAGCCCATATGCTCCATATACTTTATATAACATACTTGGAGGCCCAATTGTTAGTGGTGTTGCTACTGTTACAACAGTCGATGTAGCAAAAACAACATACTATACAGGTTCTGGTGGGATGCTTATATCTGGTTCTGCCTATTTGCCAGCATATTTGGGAGAGCAAGAACAATCGAGTACATTTATAGGTGATATATTCTATTTTGTTCCATACTTCACTCCCACCAGCGGTCAGGCATTGAACCCACTCAGTACTACATCATCTATTGCTCAATGTGGCTGCAAGAACTTGCCTTTGAAGTTCACTTTGCAAACAAACCTCAATACAAGTTCTGCATTGACGAGTTTTTGTCAACGCAGCAATATTGCGTTCAATCCTAATTTGACATGTTATTACGATCAAGCATCAGGTAATTTCATTCATACTACGCACCTTCAAGGAAGAAACGCAGATGGCAGCACAACAGAAAAATGGACAATAATAGTTAATATAAATTGTAATAATGATTTAGATAACTTTAATCAAGAGTTTATATGGACATTGAATATACTTATTAAGAGATATCTTGGCACAGATGCTGCTCTTAATACAAATGTACAAGTTTGGATGCCACAAAATATATTCTGCCCTTCATATGTTGCTAATTCGGTTGAATTTAGCTTGCTTGTGAATATTCAAACTGCTACTTGTTTAGCAAACAGAACAACAAATTTACCTAATGTCTTCATAGATGATAGAATTGAGTTGTTTAACTCTGTTGGTTGGAAACAAAATGGAATATTGAATATCACATCAGCACCAGCTACTTGATTAATATTCCGTGCAACATAAAATAGATTATGGAAAATATTAATCTTATTTTTTTTATTGTTTTAACTGTGTTGTTGTGCTTTAATCTTATGTTTTGTATATTTATTTTTTACAGAACCCGTGCCTATGCTCAAGATCATGCAGAGGCTATGAAGCTTGTGATGAATTACCTCACAAAAACATTTGATAATAATAGTGAACAACATCAGAACATGCAAACTTGGACTGAAAACACTCTTGAAAAAATGGTTGAACTTGAAAACAACAATTCCCAAAAAATATTCAACTTAGTTGCTCAGCAACAAATTTACTCTTCGAGACTAGGTGAATTTTTAGGATATCGTCCTAGAGGCAATATAGATTCATGACAATTATTGACTCAAATAAATTGAATACATATGAGGGTTTTAAAAAAAGATATCCTCATATAAATGATTTAATAATTTTTAAAACAATAGATTTTACCAAAAATCTTGGTAATGCTTTTGATAATATGGAAGAGTTTGATTTTGAATATCCAATTACTTATAACTATGAAACTGGTAAATGGGAAGCAACAGTATTGATTGAGAGTCAATTGACTCAAGGGAATTTATTTTAATGTTGGCATTCCAAAATTTTCTTTCTAAAGCAAAAGGCTTCCATGATTTCCCGGTTCCCCATGGAAAAGGTTTTATTGCTTATCAAAAAACCGAAAAAAAAGTAAGTTCTATAAACTTTATATTCTTTAGTATGGAAAATGTACGAAATAGTTTGAGCACTTATAATTTTAAATTTACTAATGTAGAAATGAAGCCCGGAAGTAGTAATAATGATATATCATCTAGAAATCATGAGGTAGATTGGGAAAAGTTTTTTGATACGATTTATGATTTAAAAAATAATATAAAAAATGCTGAATCATACAATATAGCGGAAACAGTTGACGAAGCAGATTATTTGATTTGGAAGAGTTTTGTGATTATCAACGATTCGTGGTTTTCTGTGCATTTCACAAAAATGCCTAGTTCTTTTCTTGAAAGTTTAAATGAAGCGCAGTCATTCGAGTACAGACATAGGAATAAAAAAGAATTTATTGCATATATGAAAGAAAATTTTCCTGATATGCATAATTCTTGGTCAAAATATTTCCAAAGAGATTATTGTGATTACTTTTGTAATTGGTTTCATCATTATTTCTACAACTGACTTATAAATAATTTATGAACCTATTAGAATTCTTTTCAGAAAAAAACAAATACAAACTCTTGAAGCTTGGGTTTGAAAAAGCTTGTGTAGATAATAACTGTGAGTTTAAAGTTTTTTGCAAAGACTCAAAAAATAATGATATTTTCAGATGTACCCATGAAGCGGGAGATTCTTTCCCTAAACTTGCAATACTTTCAGGTTTACATGGAGATGAGCCGGGAGGGCCACACGGTATACTCAAATTTTTGCTTGATAAAAACAATTATAAAAATATAAATTTATTATCTATACCAGTTTTGAACCCACATGGTATTGAGCGACACATTCGGAGAGATTCTGCTAATAAAGATTTGAACAGGCAATGGGACTCGAATGATCGTAAAATTGTTGCTAAAACTAAAAAAATGATTTTGAAATTCTCCCCAAATGCTTTACTTTCATTACATGAAGATGAATCGGTTGATGGATTTTATTTGTATCCGAGCAAAGGATTTTCAGATGGTTTGTTGAAAAAGACTGTTTCTATATTGAAGAAACATCTGGAGCCAATCGAAGATGGGTCAATCCATGGAGACCCAGTAAAAAACGGCATAGTCAGCAATCCAAATGTTAATAAACCTAAGCATCATAAATCGATGGAATTTTTCTTTGAAAAAAGAAAAATTCCCAATATTACTTTGGAGTTGCCTAGTCGTTTGCCTCTTGACAAGCGTACAAAAATATACTGTGATGTTTTGACAGGTATTTGCAAACACTTCTGATTTTCGTTTTTGGGGCACGAATGCTACGAAGCCTAGTAGATTTAGCTAATCGTTTGTTTATTGATTTTAGCGACGATTTTAAGCTTGTATTTGAGGATGGATGCTATAAATTAGCAGACCAATATAATCCATCTTGTCATCTTTTGGAAATTGCATTAATCAGAAGCCATAAATTTACTGGAAATAAAATTTATGATCTTCAGCAATCTTTGGGTGTATCCGCAAAATGGATTTTAGGGTTTTGCCATGGATATCGTGGTGATAAAGCAAAATATAAAGATAAAGATTATTATATAGGTCATTTTTTGGGTCAAAAAATGAAAATAAATATTGTGGATAAAAATGACGCTGTTCCTATATAGGTTTAGGAGGCATTGTGTGCAAATGCCAAAATTGTTTGGCTAACATTAAACACAATTGGAGTAAAATGTCTGAAGATTTGCAGGCAGACACACCGGCATCCAGAGCAAGAGCCAGACTGATGTCTGTAGTTAAGATTGTAGTTGCCTTCTTCAAATATGTTGGCTTGTTTTTTATTGGCATAATGACTGGCATGGGGATTGTCCTAAAAAATCCACCTGAAGATAAAGCTGTTAAAAAACAAATCGTTGAATTAGTAGCAGAAAATGATTCTTTGAAGAAGAATATTACACAAATAAAGTCCATCAATCAGCCAAGTGATAAGCCAATTGAAAAAGAAACGATTTCTTTTGATTAATCTGGCATTTTGAATGTTTTTGGACAGGGGTCGCCAAACTTTTCTGCCTTTTTGTCTGATAGATTTCCCGGCAAGCATTTTGGTTCTGAAACCATGCATTTTTGTTTATTGTTTTTCGTTATCTTAAATGGCTTTTCTGCCTTCACCGGGGGTAACGGTTTAGGAGGAATGACTGTTCCCGGAGGTAATTTGGCAGTTGCTGCAACATATAGTTTTTTACCATGTGGCTTTGTCCAAAGAGGATGCGGTTTAAGATGATCTATTTTGAAAGGTTCTTTTTCCCAGCATTTCTGCAATCTTTCGTCAGCCGAAACATAGTAAATTGCGTCTGCGCTTTGTGGAATAAGGTATTCTGGAGGATAATTGCCTATGCCTCCATATCCTAAAGGATATAGACCAGTTTTCCCAGATGTTCTGCCTTCCGTGAGCTTTGTGTAAAATTCATAAAAAGATTTCATGCAATATTTATGATTGATTGTTATAATATTATTGTCAAATAAAGGCTTATATGAACGACCCTGATTTTTTAAAGAGAATTCATTCTTTTGATCAAGCATCAACTGGTTTCAATACCATGGCTACGATGCTTGGTACATATTTTGAATTATTGATGAATTCTGGATTTACGAGAGAAGAGGCATTTTCTCTCGTATTATCATATCAGAAAATTTTGTTGAACCACAGTTTTGGTGATGTTTCTCAAAAAAATAACAATTTGCAAAATGATAACCAAGACGAAGAATAAGAAATGGTGGAAAGATGGACATCTTGGAAATTAACACGGGAAAACATAGTAGAGGTAATTGTCGCTGTGATGAATGCTGGCAGGGATATCCTGTTAAGTGTAATTGTGGCGGTTTAATTCATGCTGAATATCTTGGAGATAGTGCTAAAGGTCCAAATAATCCAATGGGTGTAAAGTGCCTTTGTGACAAATGTGGCAGTCGTTTTATGAAATCAAATAATCGCCTTAAGAATCGATCAGGCCGTAATTATAAAAATAGACATTAGTATTATGGCATAAGCTCGAAATAAGGATATAATAATTATGAATTAAAAGGGAGTAAGCAATGCGATTCATAACGGCAGATATTATTAATTCCATGAACGATATTGACAGCCAAACTGATCAATTTGAAAAAACATGGAATCAAAGAATGGATTCTTTGCAAGATAACTTTGATGAAATCAGAGAAAGACTGCCTGAAAATGTAGTATATTTCTACGAGCATCATACTCTTCTTGGTTGCCCCGTTTTCTGTAGAGCAAATAACTATAAAACAGAAGAATACTTTTTTGTGATTGGCAAGCAATCCGATAATCAAATTTTATACATTTCATACGATATGCCATATCAGCCTGAACTTGATTTATTTTCAGGCATGGGTTTTTCTTCAGAAGAACCGGCAGTTTGGCTTTATGATGAGTTTCATCTGAAGAAGGATTTCTATGAGCATCATATTATTTTTAGTGATGGCAATTCATATGTGATACCATTCAGGTCGTTCTACTTAAGAACCACTAAATGGTTTGACGAATAAATATAAATATATATTTTTAGAACAATTGTCGAGATTTATAAATATGTTAATGCTTGAAAAACTTACCAAGCCTGTTTTGGTGCTAAACAAAAGCTGGACAGTTATAGGGACTAGTCCTGTTTATAAGGCGTTGAATCTTTTGTTTTCAGCCGATAAAAATGGTAAAAAAAAGGCTTTGATTATAGATGAGTCTTGTGTGCCTTATACTTGGGAAGAATGGTCTCAGATTAAGCCAGAAAATGAAAATGATGCTATTAAAACTGTATCATTTTCATTTAAAATACCTCAAATTATAAGGCTTACTAAATACGATAAATTCCCCAAGCAAATTGTGATTTTTTCTAGAGCCAATATTTTCAAAAGAGATGATTACAAGTGTCAGTATTGTGGTATTCGACCGGGAAGTGAAGAGTTAACCATAGATCATATCGTTCCCAAATCTAAGGGTGGCAAAACTACATGGGAAAATTGTGTCCTTTCTTGTACGCTTTGTAACTCAATTAAAGGTAATCGTTCACTTCATGAGGTGACTCACGCACGATTTCCACATGGAATGGCACTCAATAAAACGCCAATCAAGCCGAGGTTGAGAGATTTAAGGATGAATATTTATTATGAATCTTGGAAACAATGGCTAGATTCAGCTTACTGGAATGTTGAATTAGAGAATCAAAATTAATATGCACGATCACATGATTGAAGAAATTGTTCCAAAAAATTTTATTTTGGCATGTTTTGCTTACAATAAAATTAAATTGAAGGATGCAGTTGACTTCAGTCAAAGTTTTAAAAAGTTATTTCCCCAGCCAAATTTTGTTTTGATTGATACCGAAGAAATTAAGGAAGTAAAGTTAGAAGGCATAACAAGGTCTTTGACGAATTCAAGATTTGATTTCGATCCAGCTAAATTCTTTCCGCAGTTAAGAATTAAGACAAAGACTCTAATAGACTGCCCCAAAATTTTATTATTTTACGCATTATCCGAAAAAGATAAGAAGCAATTTGGTGACCTTGGATATTATCTGTGTGATATGAACTCACCGAACTGGAAAGGCAACTTGGAAATTTATGCAAGACAATTTGAAGGGTAAAACATTTAAGTATCAGGCTAGGTTTAGTGTTACAGATTTTTTTGTTGATATTATCATTCCATTTCGTGACGAGAATTCAAGAGTTATTGAATTGTTGCAATCTATTTTTGAAAAAGTAAAAAAACCTAGATGCGAAATATACCTTGTAGATGATGCCTCCAAAAACAAATCATTTATTACGAACTTTACAAAAACTACAGGTGTCCATTTAATTCAGTTTGACAGACCTGTTGGATTTGGGGCAGCAGTTAACGAAGGAATACGCCAATCCAAATCAAGTGTAGCTTGTGTGATGCATAGCGATACCAAAGTTGTTGAGCCTAATTTTCTTTGGAATTTGTGCAATGATTTTTATAAATTAAGAAATGAAAACATAGCAACTATCTGTAGTGTAACAAATAATCCTATGAATTCTAGATTGAAATTCTTACAGAAAAACCAATCAGCTGAATTACCTCCAGAAAAATTTACCGATACCAACTCGCCTTTCATTTGTACTTTAATAAACAAGCAAATTTTTAACATATTAGGCGGTCTCCCGGAATATCCACTTTGTTGGTACGAACATGAGTTATTTGGAGACAAATGTAGAAAAGCTGGGTTTCCACAATTTTACAGCAACTCTAGCTTTGTATATCATGAGGGCGGGTCAACTATTACTAAGCTGGTCAATGAAAATAACTCTTACATGGAGTTGCTAAAAAATAACTTGAAGGTTTATGAACAGGACCGTAAAAAATTCTTGGTGAGTTGACTATTTTTTTTGGTCCGGTATTTTAAAACGGGGTTTTAATTCATCAAGGAGGACACAATGATGGACGGAGCTTTGAAGTTAGCTGATAATTTTTATAAAGTTGATATCAACAATATAATCATAGAAAAAACTTCCGATGAAATGGACGCAGAGGGACATGCGTCAGATTTGACATTCATCAATCCTCGTTCTTTTACAGAAACATTTGAGTACTCAGCCAACGGCTGTTCCGTTGAGGAAATAAACGCTCTGAAGAAGTCAATTCAAGAGCGGGGGTTGCTGACGGCGCTCATAGGCAGAATCAAGAACAACAAGATTCACCTGATTAATGGTCATAGAAGGTTGCTTGCAATCAAAGAACTGATTGCTGAACAGGCCGATTGTTATGATCAGGCTATTGGGTCCAAGGTACCTGCCGATGAACTTTACTCCCAAGTGTTTATCCGTTTATATGAAGATATTGATGAGCTTGACTGTTATGTCATGGCATTTGAAGAAGATAAAACCAAGGTGAAGTTTGGTGCTGGTACTGAATACAAATTTGTTCAATATTGTCGAGAGAAAGAAATTCCCGACAACAAAATCCTTGAAATGACTGGAAATAACCAACAATGGCTTGATAATGTCAGGTCTTTACTTGATAAGTTAGCAGAAGATTTTGATATTTTAGATGCTTTGTTTAGCAACAGAATGAATATTTCTGCTGCCAAGAAGCTGTCTATGTTCGAAACAAGAGCCGAGCGATTAGCTGCTTTCAAAGAAGCTTATACCAAAGCTGAACAAGAAAGCCTAGTTAAAAAGCAAAAACAAGCTCGAAGTATTATTTCCACAAAAAAGAAGATCGAGAATGCCTTGGCTGAAAAAGCGCAGGCAAGCCATAGTGGAGATGAATCGGCAGAGGAAGCTGCTGATGCTTTGATCGAAAACTATCGACAGCAAGAGGAAAAGCAGAAAGAAGCAATTAATCATATTGAAACTAGGGTGTCTGGTAGAAATGTTGTTCCTCCTCCAGCTAAAAGCAACATTGGCAAAAGGAACAGCAAACCTAGCAAATCTTCTGAGAAAGTATCAATTGATGAGCATGGTGTATCCTATACAGATATCGTATCTAAATGGATTCAGCCCATGGAGAAGATGCTTTTAGAAAAAAATTCAGTAGTCCAGCCAATAGTTTTAGACTTTGCTAAGGAACTGCTGAACGCTGTAATTGAAAACCAAGAAGATTGTGAGTCTTTCCTGAATAGATGGAATGGTGTCTTTGAGAACAAAGGCTTAGTCATATAATTGGTTTTTTTGGCAAACAAATGTGCAGATTTTTTCTGCACATTTGTTTGCCGTTGTATAAATAATTTTGATGATATCATACTGTCCATTTTGTGCAGATATTTTACCTGAAAGACTTATAGATGGGTTTATATTGTGCCCAAAATGTAATAAAATAATAGAAAGTTCAAGAAAAAATATACTTTTAGCTGCTTATAAAATCTTGAAAAAAAAGCAATACACCAACCTAAAGCAATTCAAATTTGAAATGCAACTTGATGATGCAGACTTTGAAATAATATTAGAAGCGTATGAAATTGATTGCTTAACTTTGCAAGAATTTGAAAAAAAAATAAAAACCCTTGTCGTTGCCTAACAAGGGTTTTTATTTTGCTAGCTATTCGTATTTTTTGAAGAATTCTGTTTCTGTCTGATTAGACCTTTTTATGAGTTCGGTCCTAGTAATTTTATATCGATTGTCTGCATCGATACCTATTCTGACTTTTCTGTTATCATCTATCCTACAAATTGTTATGTTGATAAATGAGCCATCTGGGCAGCGAATAGTAATTTTTTCATCTTCTTTTCTGGTCAACACAAGCATTGTCAATCCTCCCTTGATTAACCATTTTATTCAAATATTTGAGCAAGACAAGTTTTTTCTTCAAGTTGCCATTTCGTTGGTGATTTAGTAAATTATTCTAGCAAGTCAAAGGAGGTGTAAACATGGATGTTGACTATATCAAGCTGGCAGAAGCAAACAGGCTTATTGCTGCATGTACAGAGAAAATTAAGAGGATCAGGAAAGACAAAAAGAATAAGTTGTTACTCAACGAGCATAATGTTGGATATCGTTATGGATTCTTCTATTTTGTCAAATTTTTGACAGAAAAACAAAAACTAGCACAAAAGTTTTTAGGTAAATTTTATACAGAAAATAGGGACAAGATGCTTTATCCGGCATCTGTTGAATCATTTTTAATTAGACAATATGTACCTGCAATATATCATGAGATAGGTAAAAAGAAAGGCAAGATCGATAGTATGGCTGAGTTAAAGCAATTCTGCATGGAAGGGTTGCGAAATAGCGTGTGGAAATATACAAGAGAAGATATAAAATTCACAACTTTTGCTATCAATGGAATCAGAAATAATATTACTATTTATAAAAAACGAGTTTCTAGAGAAAAGAAGGATAGCAAGTGGAGTAAAATCTCCTTATTTAGCGACTGCAATTCTTCTGGTTCTAGCGGGTCGCTGTTCAAGGATTCTTTTGAAAATTCTATCATAGACCCAAGAATGAATGAGGTAACGATAAGCATTGTTGATTTTTTGCAAACAATTGCTCCGCAAGCAAAAATTACGGAAAAGCAGATGTTTGAAATTAACAACTTTGTTGCAATAAAGAAAAGCAGGCCTACGGATTTCAGAACTCTCAACATGGCTAAAAAGAAGATCAAACAGTTCATAGTGGATAATCCGCAAGCAATTCCAGAATTTGCTAGGATAGTAGGATAAAAAAATGAAGCAGATAGGGTTATCCTTTTCTTACTTGATGAATAAGAAGAATCAGCTGGAGAGCGAGTTGGCAACAATTCATTCTCTTATTGATACTTTCTATCCATGCACAGTTGAGGTGAATACAAGAAAAGGTCCGGGTCGTCCGAAAGGAGCAAAGAACCCAGACAGCCTTGATAGCACAATTTTAAATGCATTAAAAAGTTCACCTGATGGTTTAACTTTTTCATCGATTATGTTGTTTGTTTTAAACTCTGGATATAAGTCGATGGCATCGCAAAAAGTTTTTCGTAGCATGTTGAAATCCAGATTGAGTTGTTTGAAAACACAAGGGCTCATCGTAAAGGAAGACAATGATTTAACTTTCAAATTGCGATGAATAAATTTAGTTGCATATGTCAAAGTTACGAATTAAATTTGATTTATGCAAAAGAGAAAAACAATCAAGAAAGCACCCCCTCGTTGTGCTTTTTGTGGCAAAACAACCAAAGAAGTTGGCTTTCTAATTGAAGGAAATGCTTTAGGCAATTCCGTTTGTATATGTTCTGTTTGCCATAATACATGTGAGCATATTTTTACTTACAAATTTGATCGAGAGAAAAAGTCTTTTTCTTCACAGTCTGTTACCAAGAAATTATCACAAATTGTACCACGGCAGATAAAAGAACATTTAGACCAACATGTAATTGGTCAAAACAATGCGAAGTGTGCGCTAGCTATATCTGTCGCAAACCATTATAAAAGAATATTTTCCCCTAAAAGCGACAAGTTGTGCCCATTCAAAGATGTAAAGATTGAAAAAAGCAATGTTCTTTTGGTTGGGCCAACAGGATCAGGAAAGACTTTACTCATCAAAAAACTAGCAGAATTTCTTGATGTGCCCTTGGCAATAGGAGATGCAACATCATTAACAGAAGCAGGTTATGTCGGAGAGGATGTTGAAAGCCTTATTACATCACTTTACAGAAACTCAGAATATGATATAAAAAAGACCGAAAAAGGTATAATTTACATCGATGAAATTGATAAGATAGCAAAAAGTAGGAATAATGTTTCAATAACCAAGGATGTTAGTGGAGAGGGTGTGCAGCAGGGTCTGCTTAAAATCATAGAAGGAACAGTATGTAATGTGATGCCTCAAGGGGGCCGTAAACATCCAGAACAAAAGTTTTTGCAGATTGATACATCAAATATACTTTTTATAGTGGGTGGAACATTCGTTGGCTTAGAAGATATTGTACAAAGAAGAAATGGCCAAAGAATGGGGTTTGGTACGGTTCATAAGGCCGATGAAGAATTGGAAGTCTTGCCAGAAGATTTGGTGTACTTCGGCATGATTCCAGAGTTCGTGGGTAGATTCCCATTAATTCAGAAGCTAGAAAAGTTGCAAGTTGATGATTTATTGCATGTATTGTTGGAGCCAAAAAATTCGTTAGTCAACCAATATAAAAAGTCCTACAAGTATGATGATGTAGATTTGGATTTTGATCGTCTGGCATTAGAAAAGATTGCAAAAATTGCATATGGGTTCGAAACAGGAGCAAGAGGATTAAAGCAAGTCATCGAAAAAGTTTTGTTTGACTTTAGTTTCAATATAGACAAGTACAAAGGACAGAATTTGAAAATAACAGAACAAGATGTTGAAAGAAGTTGGAAAAAAATACTAAAATCATAAATTTTAGTTGACGCAAATACATCTAAGATAAATAATAATTTTAATATTCAAACATTTGTTTTGAATTTATCTTAGAGGAAAACATGAGCATATCTGAAATCCAACAAGAGATAAATAAGAAAAATTACAAGTTTTGGCATCTTGACATTTTTGATGACAATACGATGATAGATGAAATTACTGGAGAAATGCCAAGCATTCAAGACTTCGATAAAAAGAAAGATCAAATTGACAAGCAAATACAAAAAGTCACACCAGAGCTTAGACAGTTTTATTGTGAGCCTCTGCTTAGCAAAGAACAAGAGTTTTTCATTTTCAGGAAATTCAATTATTTCAAGTACATGTCTTTTAAACATTACAAAGCATATGAGTTAGATCAAACATCTGAAAACGAACAAAAAACATTATATTATCATCAAAAATCTATATCATTAAGAAACTTCTTAGTGCGTTGTAATACACGCTTGGCTGCTAAAGTCTTGAAAAAAAGAAAAGACTACTATGGTGATAATATAAACGATCTTATAAGTGATTGTTTTATCAATATTATTAAAGCTGTTGATGGCTTTGATTTCAGAAGGGGTTTTAAATTTTCCACCTACTGCATTTGGGTGTTAATGAACAATACTCTCAGAGAGCATGCTTCGGATAAAAAGTTTTATGAATCTTTCTCAACAAATTTAGATAGTGGTTTTTTCGGTGAAAAAATAGATGAAAATGATTTTAACGCTTCAGTTTCATTTGAAAATGCTGAAGGAGTTAATACGGACATAAAGAAAATTTTGCAAATCATCAAGGAAAAGGATGAGCGTGAATATTTTGTTCTAGTAAATTGTTTTGGTTTGCTTGGGCAGAGTAAGAGGACTTTGAAAGAAATAAGTAAAGATTTAAAATTGACCAAGGAGAGAGTAAGGCAAATACGAGAAAATTCAATTAAGTATTTAAAGGCAGAAATTATAGGTGGCAAATTAAGTCTATCCGTTGGCAATATATAAGTCATGGATGAAGAAATATTTTTGTCTAAATCTTTTGATGATGGCATCGATACGAAAGAGTTTCGAAGCTATCTGCTGGATGAATTCAAAAAGGCACAGGAAAATATTCCGTGCGGGCATTTTTTGCCCGATGCTTTGTATATGGCAGACTATATACTTAGGTATAAAAATACAGACGGAGCGATGGTTGAATTTGGGTGTTATGCTGGTGGCATGACAGCAAAGCTTTCTCATTTGGCTCATCATTTAAATAAAAAATATTATGTTTTTGATTCGTTTTGTGGTCTTCTGGAGTCTGCTGAATATGAAACTTATGATCAAAAATATAGTCATCTAGGGAAGTTTCAAAAAGGTCAGTTTGCATCCACGCTAGAAAACACAAAGTCATATGTCAGTAAGTACGGCAAGATTGATAGTTGCATTTTCGTGCCGGGGATAATTGAGGTAAATATTGAAAAGTTTGAAGAGAATATTATGTTTGGTTTTATAGATGTTGATTTGATTCCAACTGCAAAACAGATTATAAAAAAAATATGGAATCAAGTTGTCAGTATGGGATTATTCACTCATGAGGCATGTATCAAGGATTATATGAAGGAGATTTTGAATTCAAATTTCTGGATGCAGAATTTCAAATGTAAACCACCAGCTTGTTTGAGTGACTTTGTTAAAAAGCCAAAAAGAATGCATGGTCTTTCTATGGCTGGATGTCTTGATTTTTTGATTAAACAGAATGATGTTACAACTAAGGGGGACTTATGAATTTTTCAGAAGCTACAAATAATAAGCAATCAGAAGATGTTATGGTTTTTTTAAAGAATAGAAAAGCTGGTGCGAAAGAATCAGCATCTAAGGCTAAGGAGAAAGGTGGAGATGCAATCGTTTCTTACTACCACTTTGCTGCAAAGGATCAGCCATATGCCGAGGTAATTAATACTCTTAAGGAGGAAGGCCTTCAGCAGGCAAAAAAACTTTGCAAAACTAAGTATAAAGAATTGATGAAAGCAGTTGACTTGGACATGACTCAAAAAGAATATCAGGCAATAGTTGGTAAAATAGAAGTTTATGGGGAGTGCTATATTAGATTCTTAAGTGAATAAAAAAAATAAGACCCTCATAGTGAGGGTCTTATTTTTTAAATTTTAAAATATTTTTTTTATTTACACTTACATCCCTTGCAAGAGCAGTTTTTGCAATCACATAATTTGCAATCTGTTTTGCAACCGGAGCATTTGCACTCACACATATTTTTACCCTCTCTTAATAGAACGAACTCACCGAACGACAAAAATCCTTCCCCGAATCTCTCAGGGAGCTTTTTGTGTTTTGTCTTAGCAAAATCTTTAACAGCTTTTTTACTCATAGATTTTGCTACTTGTTTTATTTTTTTGCTCAGGCAAACGCCTGTGTCTTGGCATTTTTTTACAGCCCCGAAAAATCTTTGTTGTGATTTGGATACGCTTGGCATACTTTATTTATTGTAACTATGTGGTTTTTTCTTGACTTTTTTATCATGGATGATAATATTTTGACTATGATTCATGGAGGATTGTCATGCCTAAATCAATCAACGCTAAGTTTGGTAGAACAGAAATTTCTGAGCTTTTCCTAATCAAAAAATGTGACGGAAGTATTGCTGGCTTTGGGGATACTGTTTGGAAAATTTTAAATGTCAATACTTTAAAACTAGTTTGTTACATCAACGAACATAGAAATCTCTATTTTACTTGTCCAATTCATTATGATACTATGGCAACACTTTTAAATTTTATTGAGGAATACAACTTAGGAAATGTGTCTTCAAAAGTTGTGTAATTCAAACCTTTTTGTAAAACACATGTGATGGCCTTACCCATGTTTTATAGTTCACCATGTTTTTAAAAGCATCAGCCATATATTCGGCGGTTAAAAGGCTAATAGTTTCATCTTCTCTAAGTTCTTTTATAATTTCCATTTGAAAAGAATGTATCTTTATATCTGGGTAGTGTCTGACCCAAAGTTGGTTCATGTTGTTATGGCCAAATCCAGAATACATGCTACCCGGAGCGCTGTCGTAGCATTTCATACCATTTTGGTGAAGCATATAAATGACATATTCTTTTAAAGAAAGCGGGCAACTAAAGCTGTTATAATTTTTGCCTGCGCCATTTCCAAAAATCATGTCTAGATTCTTTTCGTTCGTAATCTGTCTGATCTGGTTAGCAATCCCATGTATCCAGACTACAATACAAATTCCATTTCTTTTTGCTATCGTGTTTGCAGTTCTTAAGACGGGGTATAGAAATTCGTCTGCCACAACATCTCTCATGTGTGAAACATTGTTGCAATTAGCTTTGTCTTTATCGATGTCTAAGCGTTCTGATTTTTGCCATCCATGATTAATAATGGCGTTGCAATTTAGTACGCTGGCTATTCTTTCTGTTATGATATCAGTATTGTAATCGTCTCCATGGTATCCATGAGGTGCGATCAATAAATATGGTTTGGAACCATACTGGATTGTGACTCTTGACTTTTCCATATGATATTTTAGTCTTGTTGAGGCACTATTATATAGAATTTCCAAGATATTTCTTTGCGTAGAGCGTAAATAGCAAATTGGAGGTAATACTTTTATATGAAATCAAAGTCTTCTAGAATCAAAACTATCGATCTTCGCAAGGCCAAGCCAGCGGAGGTATTCAACATTCTTCGTGCTATTATGGATTTAAGGCATGAAAAAATTAAAGTCAAAGTTCGTAAAGTACAGTAGCCAATCCGGCGAAACCATTCTTAGCTGCTATTAACATAGGTTGACATAGGCCTTAACAGGCTCTATGGTAATTCGGTGTTATCAATAGTAATTATGGAGGATATATTAGTGAGTACTGTAGTTAATCTTTATGACATTGCTGACAAAAGTGATTTTCAAGTGATAGCTCAAGCTAATAATTTGAGTAAACAATGGTTCAAGGCTCTGAATCAAAAAAAGGGCACATTCATCAGTTTTGTTGGAAAGTTGTCCAAAGACCCAGAGTCGCTATTAAATGAAGTTTCGGAAGATATTAAGTTGCAATTCTATAATGATCTACCTAGCATGTTGATTCCGCTTGTTATGGAAGAGGAATTAATTAAAAATTCCAACCGAATTATTTACAATTTGATTCATAAACTGAAGATTGAAGAAAAGAATCAAGAAGATGCATATGCGATTGGATTGATGGCATTCAGGAATGCAATCTGGTACTACACCAAGCCAGATGTTTTGTTCACTACCTATGCCTATATTGCTGTTAAGTCAAAACTGCAAGAATTCAAAAGGGTACTTCGTATGCAGCAAAAGCAAAAGAATACCGTTTGTGAATATAGTTCTCTGCCAATTGATGAGTCATTTGCAAATGATAATAACCGTAACAGCTTGGAAAGTTTGGATGCCAAATCCAAAAAAAATAATAAGCAGTTTAGTCTTTTGGGCAGTCTAGAAAAAAATGTTAGCTTTGAGTATCTTATTAATAATGCATGCTATGATGAAACAGATCGAAAAATCATTCGGTGTTATCTTCAAAATCGTAAAAAATGGGTAGAAAAGTTTATCGATGACAATCCAAGTCCTCGTACTGGAAAGAAGTATTGCCGATGGGCAATTCACAAACGATTTAACAAGATTATTGAAAGGCTCAAAGATATTGTAGCTAGTGAAGACATTCAGCAATATCAAATTATTGTCAAGAATGCATGATGGCGAATCTTTTTCTGATCATGCCTAATTGCAGATTTACTTACTAATGGAGGATTCTGAAATGGCTATTGTTAACAAATTCGAAAAGAACTGCTCGGCTTGCCAGAAAACTGTTTTTGCTGGTGAGGGAGTTGCCGTTAACTATAGCGATGAATGGTACACCTATCACAATGATTGTGTGCCTGCTGAATTTCAGAATCAATCAGTAAAAAAAGATGTCAACCGTCCTTCTGAAATTACGGAGGATGGTTGCATCTTCATTCCTTTCAACGCTGGACATGTAGAACTTATTAAAACGATTCCCAATCGTTCTTGGGACAAGCAGCAGGGATGCTGGAAATTTCCTTTGACTAAAGCTTCGATTCAACGAGCAGTCGAAGTTGGGAAAATATTGAACATCAAAATTGCGGAGTCGCTTCTTTCGGAGTTTGTTGAGCAGCCTAAATGTAGAAACTTCAACAAACTTTTTGACTATCAAAAAGAAGGGGCCAATTTTCTTGCCAGCCACAGCGCAGCTTTGCTTGGTGATGAAATGGGTACTGGCAAGACAATTCAAACCCTTTGCGCCTTGCCGATGGAGGCGAGGGTTTTGATTGTTTGCCCATCAAGCTTGAAGTTTAACTGGGTAAAGGAATCAAACAAATGGAGGCCTGACTACAAGGTTTCTGTACTTAACAGCACCAAAGCTGTTTCGGAGTACGAGGTTGAAGTTCTAGTTGGCAAAGACAAATTCCGTCTGCCTAATAAGAACGAGATTCTAATTGTTAACAGGGAACTTTTGCCTGATTTTCTTCTGCCGAAAAAAACAGAAGATAGCCAGTACCCTGTCTGTGCCCTTGAGGACAATTTCAAAAATGTCCTCAATGAGACTTATCTTATCGTTGACGAAGCTCACCAGTATAAAGGTACAAAAACCAGCGGTCACAAAAAGCTGCGTACTCTTTCTAGAAACACCAAGAGCACTTGGGCTCTTACTGGTACTCCATTGTTGAGTCGGCCCGAAGACTTGTGGGGTGTCTTTGCTGCTTGCAATCTTGAAAAGATTGTATTCAACAAATATGGCACAAGGCCTTATGATTATTTCTTCGAATTATTTAATGGTCGTAAGGCTCGTTTTGGAGTTGAGTGGGGAACACCTTCCCCAGAATTGCCAGATTTGATTTCAAGAGTAAGGCTTGCAAGAAAGCGCAAAGATGTTTTGCCTCAACTGCCAGACAAGATTTACACAAACATTCTTGTCTCTCTTGACTCATCTTCTGGAGAGGTCATCAAGAAGACACTCGATAATCTGGAAAAGGAGTATGCCTCTATCTTAAGCCGGGGCTCTTTGCCTCCACTTCATGCTTTTAGCAGTATTCGCACAGAGATTGCGAAAAGCCGTATTCCAGCGATGATGGAATATGTAAATGAATGTGAAGAGCAAGAGGTTCCTCTGGTTATTTTCTCTGCACACAGGGCACCCCTTGATGCTCTGCGTTTGCAGAAGGGATGGGGCATTATTGATAAGGACACCAAACCTCATGAGAGGCAGATGATTATTGATGATTTTGATAGTGGAAAAATCAAAGGAATCGCATCCACCATTTATTCTGGTGGCACAGGTTTCAATATGACCCGTGCTTGGAAAGTGCTGTTCGTTGATTTGGATTGGGTGCCTGCTCTCAACAAGCAGTCAGAGGATCGTGTGTGCCGGTTTGGTCAGAAGAGCAATAAAGTAGAAATTATCCGATTTATTTCAGATCATCCTCTTGATCGTCGGCTGTTTGAACTTCTGGATCAGAAAGAAACTTTGATTGCCCAGACTTTTGAGAAAGAGGCACATCAAGCTGTAGAGCCAGAAAAGGTTCCAGTCAAGAATGGTAGGAATTATGTTGAAGTCATTTGTGAATACGAATCTGCGAGGTCAAATGGTGTAATCCCCACATTCACAGAAAATGAAGCTGTTGAAAAAGCACAGTTAATCATTAATGCAAAACCTGAAGATACGGCTTATCCTTTGATATCTCGAACCGATGTAAAGGCTTTGAAAAATTTGATTGAAAAGTATTCTACAGACTCCTTGTATTTGAAAGCACTTTGCCTTATTGTTGGAAGGTACGAGGTTCTTTTCAACAGGATCAAATCCAATGATTGATCAAAATGAGTGGTTTTACAGGATTTTGGAAATCAGAAAATTTCCACAAACTGTGACTCAAGAAGAAGTTCTCAAAATGGCAGATGATTTAGTGTTGTCATTTTTTGGAGAGTCTTCCTTACACAAGAAATTAGTCAACTTTGGGCTGAATAAAGCTGCCGAAGTTACTCTAAATAATACTGATGATTGATGTTGTTGCTATTAATGGTATATCTGAATATATTCTTAGAAACTTTGTAGGTAAGAAAAAAACTTCGAAGTCTAAAAAAAATACATACATAGATAAAATTGATATATTCAATATTTTTAGGTTGCTTACAAACTACAAGCTTTCCTCATATTTTGACATATCATTTATTTCAGGAAAAGAACAGGAAATAAAAGAGCTTATTGATGAGGGAGAGATTGATTCTTTCATTAAAGAGATAAATCCATTTTTTAAAAAGCCATATAATCAAAACAAATATGACTTCTATGTAAAATATTATTTCATTTCTAAACTTGTTGTCGAACAGGTTGCTTTGCTTCTTGAAAGAAGACAGCTACCAAAATATTTTAAAATAGTTGATATTACTAACAATAAAGAGCTTGACAACGCAAGCTTAGATATTCCTAAAGATAAAAAATCAATTGTATATTTTACTTCTATAGAGGAAGCTAAAAAGAGCATGGAATACTACGCTGCGCCGTATTATACTTTAGGCATGAAAATTGAAATGCGTATTGATACACTCAACGAAATTAACGAGACATTAGCCTCTGAGACATTCCTATTTGAATAAAAAATACCTATAATTGCATGGAGAGATTTGGAGGCAACATGCAAATTGAAAATGATATCAAGCTTGATTTTAGTGATGTTCTCATCAAGCCAAAAAGAAGTCAAGCTGTTAGTCGAGCCGATGTTGATCTTAACAGAAGTTTTCGTTTTTTAAATTGCGATACGAATCCGAAAGATGCTGTTGCCGTTGATGTTGGTGTCCCGATAATTGCTGCCAACATGGACACAATTGGCACTATGGAAATGGCTAAGGCTTTGGCCAAGTATAACTGCCATACTGCTCTTCATAAGTTCTATTCTTTATCTGAACTTGAAAAATTTTATAAAGATGAAGACCCTAATGTTGTAGATAAAGTATTTTATACGATTGGAACGAGCGATGCAGATTATGAGAAGCTTAGGATTCTGCAAAATCGACAGGTTCGATTTCCCAAGATTTGTATTGATGTTGCGAATGGATACACACAGTCATTTGTTGAAAAATGTAAAGAAGTGCGGGATTGGTTTCCCAGCAGCATTATTATGGCCGGAAATGTTTGTACACCAGAGCAGACGCTTGAATTGCTGTTAGTAGGCAAAGTGAGCATAGTTAAGGTTGGAATTGGCGGTGGGAAATCTTGTACGACTCGTTTGGTAACAGGTGTTGGGATGCCCCAACTATCAGCGATTATTGAGTGTGCTGATGCTGCCCATGGAGTCGGTGGCCATATCTGTTCAGATGGTGGTGTTCGTATGCCGGGAGACATTTCTAAAGCAATTGGTGCTGGAGCAGACTTTGTTATGCTTGGTGGATATCTTGCAGGGCATGATGAGTGCGGTGGCAAATTTGTGTGTGATGCAAACGGTAAAAAACAAAAAATGGTTTTCTATGGCATGAGCAGTAGCATGGCTATGGAAAAACACTACGGTGGTAAAGCACAATACAGAGCGAGTGAAGGCCGTGTGATTGAAGTTCCTTACAAGGGTCTAGTATCTGAAACTATGGAGCAAATACTAGGAGGTCTAAGAAGCACTTGCACCTATGTTGGTACGACAAAGCTAAAAGACCTCTCTAAATGTACAACTTTCATAAGAGTGAACAGAGTTCACGATAATTCTCAGATATAGATTAGGCTATTACTGATTGTGCTGCAAATGGATTATATTGAGGCTGTGCAGCTTGTTGCTGGCCTGCTTTGATATCAGTTGTAGCTACTGATTGTGTAGCTAATGGATTGTATTGTGGCTGACCAGAAGCAGGTTTGGCTGGGGTTCCAGCTGGTGCGGGTGCGCCTTGAGGTTTTCCAGCTGGTGGTTTAGCAGAAGACTGGGCCATTTTTGCTGCCATAGGATCAACAGCTGGCTTTCCTCCTACGCCAAACTTCTTTTGTAGTACTTGATTAGTGAAGCTATTAACAGTTCCAATCATCTTTTTCATTTGTTCTTGTACGCTTGGACCGCCACCTAGCTTGAATATACTTGCGAAGTAATTTCTTATTGCAGTTTGTAATTGTGTGCTTTTAGCAGCAAATGCTTGCTGTTCCTTGCTGGCTGCTGCTGGAGAAGCTGGCGCTGTTGCTGGCGCTTGTTCTTCATTAATTCTTTGTGCGACAAGATTTTCAAGCATTCCGAATACGCTATTATATTGGTTGCGATTGGTTTCAACTAATCTTTGACCTTTTACTCGCAAAGTGTTTATATCACCAACTGTTATTCCAGCTTCTGTCAAACCGTTGGAAAGAGCATTTAAAGCTACATCGTATTGCAATTCGAGTCTTGTCTTCATGTTGTTCTCCAATTAATATAACTTATATATCACTAAAATGAATAAAATCACGGAAACGCAAGCTGATGTTGTAATTATCAAAAACCTTAACTTCTTTGCAGATGTTATCTATTTGATCAACTATACTAGCCTCTAAGTTTTTTTCCATATTTTGCGATTCTTGTTCAGCGGATTTAATTTTTTCCAGATTTGAAACATCATTATTTTTGATATAGTCTTCTTGTGATCTTTGTATTATGCTTGCAAGTTTTCTTCTTTCTCTCAGCGTTTCAAAAATGTTTTTATCAATTTCCAAGTTTTTCGCTACAGGATAATAAACTTCTGGACTAGTTAAGGTGTTTATTCTGTAAATCCTACCTTCGGCTTGATCCGCAGATTCAGGGGTATAAAAAACATCGTTGATAATCATGTTTCTAGCGATATTTGGGAAGTCTATTCCCGTTCCTCCCTTTTGCATAGTCATGACAATGACACGCACTTTAGGATCGGTCTTAAACCTGTATTTATTTGTTTCAAGTTGCTTATCGGTTATATCTCCATAGTATCCTAAAACTTCAAGGCCACATTTTGGCATTTTATTTTGTTTGCAAAATTCATTTAAGGCATCTTGTGTTTTCTTGATGATTTCTCTGGCTACTGGTTTAAAATTTGTAAATATGACAATTTTTGTATCTTTTTGCATTTTATCATCGGCAACAGAAATCTTTTGAGATTCTTCTTTTATTTGCTTGGCATTATTTTTCAGAAGTTGCTTAACTTTGTTTATTGTGATTGGAACCTTGGACATAGCTATTAGTCTTCTAATAGTGGTTATATTAGTTTTTTGTTTTTCGGCAGCGGTTAATGGCTTGGCGCTACTCTTGCCAAAAAGGTATGCAAAAAAGATTCCATAATCATCAGCATTATTAATTCCAAACTTGGCTAAAATATTTTTTGCGTTTTGATCTGTGGTTTGATTATATTCTTGTGATGCCATCACATTCTGGCTTATTGTTGATTTGTTAGCCAAAAAATTACTAATCATAACATCTTTAGTGGATGGCATAGTAATGTTGTTGAGCCAGCCTGTTACAGACTCTAAGTTCAGATTTTTCTGAATAGGAAGTTTATCAAAAAGTATTTTTTGCCTACTGATATTCCTGACTTGCTGGCAGAATTTTTCTTGATTGATTTTCATGCCAACAATTTTCTTCTGAAGTTTTGGCAGCTTTTTATTAATTTGATTTTTTGTTTTCTTATCGTAAACCCCAGTAACATGCAAAAGCCTATTCATTTCTTGTGCTTTATTAAACTTATCGTTTGCCAAAAACTTATCTCTGTCTGCTAACATTAATGTCATGGGATCAGTAGTATCATCGTACATAAAAAGAGTGGTTCCCTCTTGGGATGCAGCAAGTAGTTTCAGAGCATCTTCATAAGCAACTGGTTGAGGTGCGAGTTTGTTTTTATTTCCATCTATTATTGATACTTTTTTATTGTATAAATTATATTTTTTATTGAATGCAGGTGTGTTTGCAATTAGTGCCGTATGTTCGATGAAATTATGAGTAAAATCTTCATCAGACATTTTGCCGAATTGATGCCCAACTACTTGTAATTGATTTTTAATATCGATTGGTTTGTTAGCTGATAGTGTTGCTGTCATGTTGTATTTTACTGGGATGAATTTAGATATTTTAGCTATTACAATACTTCTTATCGATTGTGCTATTTTTACCTTGTGTGCTTCATCTAAAACCATGACCTCGTAATTTCCAACAATATTTTTTTGAATAAAATCATCAATTTTCTTGTCATCGGGAACGCCAGCACGAATCATGAATTTCGGTGATTGGAATGTTTCGTAATTGACAATAGTCCAGTTCTTTGGTTTTTCTATATCAAAACTAACTTGGGATGCTTCTTGTGATCCAAATAATTCTTCGATACTCTGAAGAAGCTGTGTTTTTAGGTCAGATAATGTTACTACTAAGCATTTTTTGCCTGAGTCGATCATTCTAAGTTTAGATGCAACTAAAAACTGAATGGTTTTACCAACGCCAGTCTCGTCACCATTGATTGCGTTGCTGCGTGAATATAAATGTGCTATTCCTTCCCATTGCTTGGGGAATAACTTTAGCCCTTTTGGCAGATTTGATTTTTTCAGTTCTTCAAGTTGTTTCAAGTACGGGATTTTAGCAAAAACCATTTTTTTGAATTGTGATAAGGCAACGCTTTTTTCTTGTCCACTTTTGGCGTTTTTGATACTTCCATAAATCTCTGGATTATCTTTCGATTCTAAGAAAACATCAGAAACTTTACTTTCGTATACATCTTCTAACTGTTTGGTATTGAATCCTAGCTTCTTGAGTTCTTGTATTATATTAAAGTACTGTACTCTGTTGCCATAAACAGAGATAGTACCATCTCCAGAGAACACAGGTGGTTTATATTCAATTCCATCTTTTACTTCAGGATGGTTATAAAAAAGCCATTTAATTTCTTTTTTTGCTTGATCGGTTTTTTCTTTGTTCAACAAATAAGGAAGTTTTATTACTGCTGAAGCTCCAAGACCATTTTCTACCCATAAGGGAAGTTGTCCAGAAAATGGTTTTGATGGATTGGGAATTAAAGTAGCCAAAGCCTTTTGATCATTTACTACATGTAAAAACTTTTCGTAATTTACTTTTGCCGAATTTAGAGTTCGTATGATTTCAATAAAGTTATCAATAATTGTTGGGTCAGAATTATTCAGTTTGAAAACAAAAGTTCTCTCTTGTTCATTTGATTTTTCAAGTAATTTTGGAAATCTTTGTGTGAGGGCTTTGAAAGGTATTTCCGCATCTTTAGGAACAATTACCTCAAAAATCGACATGTGCTTAGATGGCTTTTCTGTTTTTCCGATGGTAACTTCTGTAACTTCGGCAGCTGAAGCTAGCTTTTTTGGCTGCTCTGGTTCTGACAGGCTGACGGGTCCAAATATTCTGGTTTTTCTTTTAAATGGTTGTAAAGTGAAAGTAGGATTGATTACAGGGCTTCCCAGTCTTCTTTTAATGGCTAGATAAGCATTGTTAGTTTTAGCTTGAGGTTTATATTTTTCAATTATACCTAATAGTTTGCTGATTTCTAGTCCTACAAGATCGCTCGGAGATTTTATTTTACCATCTTTTAGAATTGTTTCTTCAACATAAGTTTTTTCGTTATCTGGAATAGCAGTCCTTGTTAATATATCATATGCTAGTTTCAAAAGCATTTCAATATCAGAACTTTTTTGATCTTGTTCAGATTCGATTAAATTTCTTTTCCAGCTTATAAAATCAATCATTTCTTTTTATGTTTCCACTAAATACTAATATATTATTTAGAATTCGAGGTTCAAAAATGATTAGTCTGAATGAATTTAAAAATGCATCAAATGTTAGCAATGTTTTTTCCAAGTTATTTCATATGAGAGATACTGCTCATTACGCACATTTGAGAACGAAATCCTATGCCCAACATAAGGCCCTAGGTTCTTTTTATGATGATGTTTTAGGTTTAGCAGATCAATTTATTGAAACTTACCAAGGACAGTATGGATTACAAAAGTTTGAAATTCAGGGTGTAGACTCCTCTGATATTGATATTGTCAAATATTTAGAAGATTCTGCTAAATTTATCTTGGAATCTCACAGCGCACTAGAGAAGAAAGATACCCATTTGCATAACATTATAGATGAAATTGCTGGATTGTTATATCAAACATTATATAAACTTAAAAACTTGAAATAAGGTGTTTTATGGCTAAAAATACAAATAGATATCATGCAGAAGTGCTAAGAGTTATTGACGGAGATACTTTTGAAATGATGATCGATCTTGGATTTGGCGTTACACAAAAGTTTCATGTAAGACTGGATGGCATTGATACTCCTGAAATTTCAACTGTAAAAGGCCGACAAGTCAAAGAATTTGTGAAGGATTTGATTGAAGGAAAATCAGTCATGGTGACTGATGAAGGAGCGGAAAAGTACGGCAGAGCAAGGGCCGGGATAGAGTTGTCTAATGGAAAAGATTTAACTGAGTATTTAATTGAAAGCAATATTGGAGTAGAATATCACGGTGGTAAAAAACAAGGACTTGTGGCTTTAAGTATGATTTAGTTTTGTAGAGTTTACAAAAAATAGAAAAATTTTCATGTAGTTTTTCCCCTAATGCTTCTATAATTAACTTGTTGCCAAGGGATTGACTTTCTACTTGGCTTTTGGCATACTCTAAGCATGAGATGCAATTCAGCATTTCTGTATTCACGAAAGGAAGATGAGTTATGAAGAGTTTCGTTATGGCTGCTGTGGCAGGTTTGGTTCTTGTTGCTTCTTCGAGCGCAGGCGAGAAGTCTGCTCCCGCACAAGCTCCTGTCAAGCCTGTTGCTAAGGCTGAACCCAAGACTGTTCTCGTTCCCACCACGGTCTACAAGAAGGAAACCGTCATGGTTCCCAAGACTGTTGTGAAGAAGGAGACTGTTTTGGTCCCTGTGAAGGTTGCCGAGTGCTGCACCAGCTGTGATTGCGCTGTTGCTGCTCGCCGTCCTCTGTTTGATGGTCGCCTTCGTGGCCGTGTTCGTGGCGCAACCGCAAGCGTTGTTGATTGCGTTTCTTGCAAGTAATTTAATTTCTTGCATTCAAAGGGGCAAGCTCTTATTATGAGCTTGCCCCTTTTTCTTTTATAGGAGAACACCATGTTATTTTGTTTGTTCTTACTAATGGCGCAGACTAAACCAACAGAATTGTCTTTGCCTTTCATAAAGGCTGATGCCGTTTGTTCAAACAAACAAAATCCAACCGACAGAACTTTGTTTACCTATACCTGTTTAAAACGGATGGCAGCTAATTATAAGCCAGTAAAGGTATATTACGCTACATATGATTCAGATAATAAGGAACAACTTACTCCGTGCGGAGAAGCTTCTTGCATATATTTGAGTAAAGAACAAATTGTAGCTAGATTAGAACTTGATACAAAGCTACCACAAGACATTCAGAAATATGTTTTGAACGCAAAAACATATTCTGCAAAAGGAGATTTTTACATCAATACAAGTTGTATTGTTGAAATCTCAAATGCAGAAATTAAAAGTTTTGTTTTGCGTCCAAAAGAAAAAGCTATTGTTTTTGAGTAGAGCCTAATTTTTTGATGAGCTTTTTCAATTGTAAAATGGTTTTGTTTGTGCGGGTATGGAGGATTCCATGCCCGCCATTTTTATTGAATTGACTGATGTTTCGTTTATAGTCATCAATCAATATTGATTTCGGACTTGCATATTTTTGTTTTTCTGTACTGCTCTTACTACAGAAAACTCTATCACTACTGAGTCCTAGATTCTTTTTGCACCACAATTTTTTCCCTAAGCAGCTTGCTTCATTGTTAGCGGATGCGGTCAATATGAGTGGTTGAAAATTTGTAACAAATTTCCATAATTTGTCACAATCTTTGGTTTTTGGTAATTTAGACCAGAAGTCAACTAATTGTTTGGTATCAAGGTTTTTTAGATAGTTTTTGAGGATCGGCTCGAACTCATCCCTAGTGTGATTATTCAGGTCAATTTGTAAGATTGAGCCAAGACCGCCTTGCAGATCAACTAGAACACCATCTAAATCAACAAATATGATAGGTTGCATATTTTATCTATGAAAATGCTAGTCCAAATACATCTAAGAATTTTAAGGAATCAAAGTGGCTATAATAAATAAATTACTATGAAAACTCTAGAGCAATACCTGTTAGAATTCCAAACTACTTTGCAGTATCATGACGAATTAAATCCAAAGTTTTGGAACAACGATAAGATTAAAGCCGATGTGAGGAAAAGGCTTGTTGAAATTGGAAAATTTTGGGCAGAATTTGCACTTATCCCGGCAAAAGCAATAAAAGATATTTTATTGACAGGTGGAAATGCGAATTATAACTATACTGATTTCTCAGACCTAGATGTTCATATTCTAGTTGATAAAAAGAAAATAGCTGATTGCGACATTGAAATATTGGATGATTTTTTAAAAGATAAAAAAGCATTATGGACTTTAACACATGACATAAAGATTTTCGGTGTACCTGTAGAGCTTTATGCACAGGATATCAATGAAAAAACATCGCCAAACCAAGGTGTCTTTTCCTTACTTAAAAATAAATGGAATAAAAAACCTATTAAAGAAAAAGTAAATTTTGATGATCCTCTATTGCAAAAGAAGACAAAAAATTTAATTGATAAAATCGATTCTCTTGTAAAAGACAAGTCAGACAGCCTCGAATTGCTAAATGCTTTGAAGAAAAAACTTCGTGATATGCGTTCGGCTGGTGTAAGTAAGGGAGGAGAATATTCCTTAGAAAATCTTGTATTTAAAGAATTAAGAAACAAAGGTTACTTAGATAAATTGTCGAAGTACATTCTGAAAATAGAAGATGAATCGATGAGCATGACGATGAAAAGGAAGAAAAAATGACTGAACAAGACATTGAAAGAATTGTTAAGGACAAAGTCCAAAAGGGTTATGGGTTTGATCCTCTAACAATTATTGCTATTGTATCTGCTGCAATACAAATTTATAAACTGATAAAAGCATGTCGTCAATCTGAATCATTACTCAAAGCTTCCGCAAAAAGAAAAGGATTGGCTTATCGGATTTTTGTTAGAAATAACTTTCTTAATAAAGTCAAGGAACTCAATGTGCCTGAAGAGGTCGCAGAAGAGATTCTTGAGGAGCTAAGGCTAGAATTTATTAAGGAATAAAATGGCATTTAATAACTCTGGTGATCCAAGAAGGCAAGAAGCTTTGCATAAACATTTTGGTAAACCGCAGCCTTTGAAGAATGAATCTTTGAATGCAGTTCCCAGAAGAAATAACATTTATGCTCTTAACAACAAAAGACCGAATCATTCTAACAAAGTAAAAAAGCCTGAAGTAACGCCTCATTATAGCAATCAACCAAGACCAGATAAAAGCTTACTTACGAAAATTGCTGGTGAAGTTCACTCATTAAATTTACCGGAAAAGGGATCGTTTAACGCAGGTCTTGCTCCATATGGTGATGATAAATATGTGATGGTATACAGGCCAGATGAAATGTCATTTGTTGGTTGTTTGCTTGATAGAAAATTCAAATTGATACCGAGCTATTTTCATAAATTTCCGATGCGTAATGTGGCTGATCCAAGAATTTTATGGATCAATGAGAAAAAGCTTTTAATGACTTATTCGGCTGTAGATAACTTTAAGGAATTCATAGGTGGCTCCGTCATCATGGACTTGGATAAGTCACCTGTATTTGTTGACAGCATGCAGTTTCGGATCAGCCCTAGTGATATCGAAGGGCGACAGAAAAACTGGATGCCTTTTGTGCATGAAGAAAAGGTTTATCTAATTGCTTCAGTTTGTCCACATATAATTTATGAACTTAGTTTCTATCCCAAGGTAACTTGCAAAAAGGTCTATGAAACGCCTTGGACTTGTCCATGGCCAATTCAGATGGGATTGCGTGGAAATACCAATGCGATATTGCTTGATGATGGTAATTACTTAGCAACATTTCATACCTCGCAATACAACGGTAATGTGTGCCACTACGACAATGGTTGCTACATTTTCGAGGGCAAGCCTCCTTTCAAAGTTTTGAAATGTTCAAATCGCACTTACCTTCCAGCAGACGCAGCTGTACAGCCTTATTTTAGAAAAGCCGGAATCATTAAATGCGTTTTTCCTGTTGGATTAGTAAAGGAGGGGAAAAGAATAATAATCAGTTATGGAGACAACGATTCAATTGTGAAAATACTGGATACAAACCTCAATGAACTAACTAATTTAATGATCGAGGTTTAGCGATGCATTTTGTTCATAAAATTTCATTCATGATTCATACAGCATCTTGTGATTTCTTTTTAGAAAATCAGGGAATAAAAAGTTATTTTGAAAATCTTCTGAGGAATTTATCAAGACAAACAATCAAAGAATTTGAATTTATATTTGTTGATACATTTTATGAAGAAAATAAAGAAAAATTTGACAGGTTGATGCCGGGACTTCCTTTTATTGTAAAACATGTGCCCGTTCATAAAAACCACCGTTATTGGTACGATAAAGGCCACACTTATATTTCAGCTGCTAAAAATACGGGTATTTTGCATGCAGATGGAGAATTATTAATTACTTGCGATGATGCTGAATTTTTCCCGGATGATTTACTTGAAAGATATTGGAACCATTATAAGTCTGGGCATTACATGATTGCTATGCACAATAGGCTTAAAAATATTAGAACTGAAGATGGATTTGTTGTGTTTCCAATTGCTGGAGAGGTTTACATAAATGACCATAGATTTTTACAAATGAAACAGGAAGTACAGAAGCACTCACATGGTAGTTGGGCATTTGCAGGAACCAGTTTTAGCTTACAAGATGCGTTGACTTTAAATGGATTCAATGAAAGAATGGATGGTTGCAAATCTCTTGAAGATTGTGATTTTGGCAACAGACTGACTATGCTCGGAAGAAAATTTATTTTAGATAAAAAGGGTGTCATTTTTATTTTAGATCATCAATGTTACACTAATAATAATGTTCCTGTAAACTGGGAACCAAATCCTGATGACCAGTTGAATCAAGTCCCTTCCACCAAGATAGCAAGAAAGAATATTGAAAGCCTTATTGCTGTTGAAAATTATGGGATGTATATGTGTGGTGTTGAGCTTAAAGAGATTGTTGCAAACAAAAATGCATTAACACCCAAGCACATGGAAATCATCAAAAGAGAAACATTAAAGTATCGTAAGTTTGATCCTTTTGCAGGAAGCAATAGTGAAAATCTAAATATTTGGATGAATGTTCCAACATTTGATCTACAACAAGAAAGATTAGAACTAAGAAGTAGTTCTGAATGGAGATGGGGATGATTACTGCTCAGTTTTTTATTGAAAAATACTTATCCAAAGTTCCCGGCTGGTGTTCTAAAGACAAAGCTGAAAAGTTTGTTGAGTTGATTAATACGACAAATGCTCAGACATGTCTAGAAATAGGTGTTTTTGGTGGTTCTTCATTGTTCCCGCAAGCTTTGGCTATGAAAGACAAAGGGTCAGGTATTGTCATAGGAATTGATCCATGGACAAGGGATTCTGCCTTAGAGGACATGGTGAACAAAGCCAATAAAGATTGGTGGGGCAGTTTAGACTTACAAAACATATATGAAATGTTTTTACAGAACATTCAGAATTATCAACTAGAGCAATTTGTTAATGTTGTTAGAAAGAAATCGTCAGAAGTTGTTGAACAGTTTGGGGAAAGTACAATTGACATTCTTCATATTGACGGAAATCATTGCGAGAGATTAGCATACGAAGATTGCGTAAACTTTTTGCCAAAAGTTAAATCTGGTGGTTATGTGTTTTTTGACGATACCACATGGGTTGAGCAGGGAAATGTAGCATCTACTCAAAAAGGTTATTCATATCTGAAGGAATATTGCGATGAAATTTGCATAGTCAGCAAAGACTGTGCTGTTCTACAGAAGCGTTAATCGATCAATTTTTCAATAATTTTTTTAATTAAATGTTTCTTCCTCACATTTTTGTTGGGGTCTTGAATAAACATTTGTATTAATTTATATGTATTTTTAGTTGATGCGTCTATTTTTTCCATTTCCTCTGACATATTTTTTACTATCTCTTCTGCGCTATATTTTAGTTTGTTAAAGAAAAAGTCAAGCAAGCTTAGCTTTTGTTTCTCAAGTGGTATCATTTTAATAAATACAATCTTTTTTTGATAAGATATTGGAAGCGTAAATAAATCTGAGGTTATTTTATAAATTTCTTCTAGTATGTTGGTTTTCTTGGCTGTTCTTAACATATCAGAACACATGGCTAGAAATAGGTGATTGTCTAGATCGATATTCTGTCCTATTTTTTTCTCTAGGAACTTTGACTTGTTAGCATGATAGTAAGAAGAAATTAATCCGTATGGCATGTTCTGATAATTATCTGAAAAATTGAACTCAAAAATATCATTCAGTTCGTGAATATTCTTTATGTGAGGAATGGTGTTGTTTAATAACAACAAATAATCAGGTTTTAATTCATCAAGCTTGGTAGACTTTTTCATTCCTGTATTTTAAAAAAAATTTTCGATTATGCAAGTTGATTTGCGTCTGAATTTAACAGCAGCCCGAATGCGCTTTCTTGCTTATTCAACTTAAAATTATTAGAACAAAAACTTCCAATATTAAATGGAAAATGAAAAGATTTTTGAGATAAAAAGCTATAATTTATTTCATGATTCCAATGAAGTGAATACGCAATCGATTGTTTGAAAATCATTTTGTTTACCAAGGCCATCTATAAATGCTGCCTTGACTTCCACAAAAACTGCTGGACCAATAAACATGTACATGAAAAAGTGGAGAAAAATAGCTTTGCCTTGCAAAAATAGGGCTCATACCTCTTCCACTAAACCAGCTAGATCGATGTGGTTTTGTACATCTACAATTAATTTTATGTATCATAGGTTTTTGCTCCAGCATCTTCCTCTAAAATTGTTTAGAGAAAAAACAGTATTCATCTGTTTTGATTGTTGGAAATGTTTAGTCCAATGATATGAAAAATCCATATCTCCTACATGTGCAAAGCTGAACATAAAGCCTTGTTCAAATAAGTAAATGGATGACCATGATGTGTTTCTGAAAATCATCAAATTCCATCACTCCAATTTCTGCTGTCGTAATTAGCTCTGCTAAAGGCGTTTGATCTTTCTCTGCTTTCTTGTGCTGGAATTTTCCAAGAAAAACTATAACTCATATCAAAAAAAGATGCAGCAACAAATCTATTGCCGAACAAATTGGTAGCAGACCAAGAAATGTATTTCAAAATCATGATTGTATTTCAATTGGTGTCGTTAAACCACATGAATCCTATCACAGAAATTGCTTCAATCCAAGGCCAAAGCCCAAAACCAACGGCTAAGATAGGCATTTTAAAGTGATTTAAAACTGGTGGCAAAATTCCACATATGAAGCAGACTACAGGAAATGTTAGAAATATATAACACATGGCGATTGCCAAAGGGTTGTTTTGTGCTTGTGGGCTATCTGCTCCCATAGCAGCACCCATGATACAAGGGAAGATACTTATCAAAGCAAGAAAAACATTTAAAACACAGAAAATGTAAGCTAGAATACCCATCGAATTCACCTATTAGCAAAGATATTAAAAATTTTTTCTGGCTGCATTAATGCCTATATTGACGATACATCACCAAAATTTATATATAAATTATGTTTTCTATTAATAATATATAAAATTAACCAACGGAGGTATTATGGAAATTCCAGCTAGTGTAACAAATTTATTGAATAGTGAGATCGATCCGCTTTTAACCGAAGGTATGAGTGAGAAGGAAAAAGTTAATGTAGCAGAAGAAAAAGGGGATTTACTTGTTATTTGTTTGAAAATTGCATTAGAACAAAAACTCAAGTCTTTACAATCATAAACTAAAACCGCCCCTTACAAAAATCGTAAGGGGCGGTTTCGTTTTTAGTTTTCTACTATGAAGTAGTGGCCATTGTTTTGGAGATCAGTAAGCTTCTCTGGTTCATTAGTGATTGTGTCTCCATCCATAGCTTCATTTACTTTTCTAATTTGAATCCCGTCAGTAGTTTCTATGTAACCACTTCTTTGTATTGATTTTCCACCTACAATCCAATAATCCATGTAGCCTTCTGTGCCCTCGTTTCTGTTTGGTGGTGTAAGTTTTATTTGATAATTATTATATGCGCTTCCCAATGCAGTAGTACCATGATATCCAGTTGAAACAAATGTCCAGCCATTGCCACCAGCTACAGTCTGGACTGGAGAAGAAATATCAATAGTGCTTTCGTTTCCTGCCTGTCCATCACCGTTTCTTCCCCAAACCCACAAGCTGCCGTCTGTCTTGAGTGCTGCTGTGAAGTCATAACCGCATGATACCTGTGCCCAGTTGTTTCCTCCACAAATAGTCTGCACAGGGGATGAATAATCCTGTGTGTCTCCTGTTCCAAGTGCGCCATAACTATTTCCTCCCCACATCCAGAGGGTGCCATCCGTCTTGATTGCACCTGTAAAGTATCTTCCAACAGATACCTGCGCCCAATTATTTCCTCCACAAATGGTTTGCACAGGAGATGAAACATTGACAGTATTTTCTGCCCCTAGCTGGCCCTCTGAATTACGCCCCCACAACCAGAGAGTCCCATCATTTTTTATAGCAGCGGTATTTCTTCTGCTACAAGATACTTGTGCCCAGTCGTTTCCACCAGCAATAGTTTGAACTGGAGAGGACTTTTGATCAATAGAATCATCACCAAGTTCCCCATAAGTGTTTCTTCCAAACATCCACAATGTGCCATCAGTTTTTATAGCGCCAGTATGGTTTGCAGAACAAGAGACGGATGCCCAGTCATTTCCTCCAGCAACCGTTTGAACTGGAGATGATTTATCATCAGAAGTATCATCTCCTAAATTTCCATAATTGTTGTAACCCCACAGCCAGAGCGACCCATCATTCTTAATTCCCGCACATATGCCCCAGTACCAGTTTGAAGCATTTATAAACGCCCAGTCAGTATCAGTCCCTATTTGTGTAGGAGAAGAAAGGTCAACATTCTCTGTATTTTGTCCCAAGGCCCCATGGCTGTCAAACCCCCAAGACCAGACTGTTCCATCATTTTTTAAGGCAAGTGTCATGTCGTAGCCACCGGCTACCGCAACCCAATCACTACCTCCAGCTATTGTTTGTATTGGAGATGACTTGTCATCTGTAGTATTGTCTCCAAGCTGTCCATAGTTATTTTGTCCCCATAACCATAATTGTGCCATAATATAACTCCTAAATACAAATATTTATCTTACATAACTCATTAAATATATAGTTTATTATGGAAAGTCTTGCTAGATTGGTTATTTTGATATTTTTATCAATTTATTTCCTACTTCTAGGAATAGAATTGATTGCGTTGGTATTTGCAATTAAATATATTTTTCCTCAATACGGAGATTGGTGGTATTGTGCTTGGGTTCCTATTTTAATAGGAGCAAACTGGTGTCTGACTGTTTTGATATTAATTATCATGAGCAAAATTGGCTCCAAGAGCTAATCTGGCATAAATTCTTCTGAGTCTTGACTCAAAAAAACCGAATTCTGAAGACCTGTATTTTTCTCTTTGAAATTGAACTGAGTAATTACGATCTGAACCGAAAACTGAATTCTTACTTGACAAACTATAGATCAATATCATTTCGCAACCTTTTTATTTTTTAGAATCTCTAATTGTTTTTGTAATTTGGCAACTATTACATCATGTCTTTTCCAATATTGCTCTTTATTTCCATAATAATAACCCTCGTCCTTCATGGACTGTAAAGCGCCTAGTAAATGACTGATTTCAGACGATGTGAGTGTCATCAATCCCCCCAAATTTCGCATCTAGTCTTATCTAGTACGAATGCCCCTGAGTAGTATGTTATGCCAATAAAACATGATTTTGGATACATTCTGATGAAGCTACTGAGGCCACACCAATGGCTGAAAACTTTGATGCGATTTTCCATTACCACCTTCCAAAAAGTTTGCTGTAATTCCAACAGTCATGGTTATTACCAGCAAAGACTTCTGATCTTCCCATGCCATTTATCCGACAGCTTCCCCAAGCTGTATTCAACCAAGACATTTGTGACTGTGTTGCAAACACAGTTGATCTGCCTTTCAGAAATGGAATATTAAGAGTCAACTCCAGAATCCAAAATTAGATTGAGTCGATCCTTTAAAAACTCTGCTTACTGTAGGTCTGGAAAATGGATTTAAAAATATTACGAAACTGTTGCTATACGCTTCATCACCTGAAAAATTACCAGAAAAATGGCAATCATTCAAATCACTCAAAACATACTTGTGAAAATTGAATATGTGCATAGAAACCTGTTTTAATTTAGCTTCGTGCTAGCTGTTTCTTAGCGTGATATGCAGCAATTACTTTTTTGTTATGTTCTGCTCTTTTTTTGTCAAACTCTTCAGGGGGTAGCCAAACCTCGTTGCCTAAAGCTGAGTATGTCCAGAATTTCCATTTGGTCAATGGATTGACATCTCCTCTGCTGAATTTTAAGTGTGGATTTTCCTTGCGTTGTTTTTGTTTTTCATGCCTAATTTGTTTGTATTTTTCAACAATTTCTTTGCCCTTTTTTTGCCTGTAAATAGTTGAAAGTAATTTAATTCTTTCTCTGCGCTTTTGCAGTTTTTCTACTGGTCCATACTTAACTTTATGGTTTTTGATTTCAACTACTACTAAATCTGGAATAGACGGATGCTTATCGCCTAAACAAACATTTGGTGGGGGAATTTTACTTTTCCTTTTTTCATAGGCAATTCTTTGTTGTTCTCGTCTTTTTAGTTTGTATGCTTCGAGTTCTGCAAGAGTGCCAAATTTAGGCGTTCCACTTGCATGCAAACAAATGAAGTACAAGCCAGTTTCTGGATTGTACTTGCCTTTAAAATTTCTTTGTTCAATTGGTAATTTTTCTTGATTTTTTTTATATTTTTCAATTCTTCTTTTATAACTTGTGATTCTGGCTGATTCGTACTGGTCGAACTTTTCTTTAGTCAACCAGACTTGGTATTTCTTTTTATTTTTACTTGATTTATAGGACCAAAAAATCTTGCCATCATCTCGCACGAATCCTTTGCGAAACATACCGCCTCCAGCTTTATGTGGACTACATATTAATTGTTTTTGGAACCTTTGACAAATTTTTTCATGAGAAATTCTTTCTCATTTTTGTCTTTAGGAATCTTTACTACTTTTTTAGTGCAGGTTACAATTTCAACTTTTTTCTCAACCAGTAGCCATTCTTTAAATGTTTTCATATGATATTTATACATTTTATTCAAAATTCACCGATATAGACAGATATTGGTTCATATGTTTCTTCTCCAATTTTAATTTGACCAATAGCTTTGCCACCAGTCTCAAATGCCATACTGGAGTAAACACTAAGTCTTTGGTTTGAATTTACTTTTATTAGTTGGCTTTTGTCGAGGTCAGATAGAATCTCAATTAGTTTTCCAACTGAGATGTATTCTTCTTCTGGATATTCTGATGTAAACATGATTCCTCCATAAATAAATGAGTTAATTGTTTAAATCCTCGAACTTCCAACAATTACTGTTGTACCAATGTCCAAATCCTAACGCTTGGTGTATCCTAAACGCTGTGCTTTGAGGACATAGGAATCCAAAAACTCTTCTCTTGAAAAAGAATGTTCCATTTGGGAATGCATTACCTTCAGGGATTGCTGCGTGTTTCAGGATCATTTTTTCTTTCACAATTTCTTCAATATATATTCATATAACTTTAACATACTTTGCAACGCCAGCATGGTTAAATAAAGTATGCTTGATGCGATTATTATCTCTGACATTCATCTAGGCTCCGATGTGTGCCAAGCAGAAGCCTTAGACAAATTCCTCAAGAAAATTGATAAACTACAGCCACAAAGACTCATAGTCAATGGCGATCTGTTCGATTGCCTCAATTTCAACAAACTCCCAAAACACCATTGGCACATTCTCAAAGACCTCAGAAAATTATCTAAACACACAGAAGTTATCTGGATTAACGGTAATCATGACGGACATTATGAATATGTTAGTAACCTCCTAGGACTTGAATTTTTCCAAGAATACACTTTTGAAAGTGATAATAAAAAAATAATTTGCCTGCACGGAGATAGATTCGATAGCTTTATTCAAAAGTATCCCATGTTCACCAAATGTGCCGATGCAATTTATTGGCTTATGCAAAAATTAGATAAAAGCCATTCCCTAGCCGTCTATGCCAAAAAGAACAGCAAGACATTCCTCAGAAATAGTGAAAGAATAAAGACTGAAGCGGTGAAATATGCGAAAGAAAACGGAGCAGATATTGTCCTGTGTGGTCATACTCATTTCCCAGAAACAACTTTAGTAAAAGGAATATGGTACGGCAATTCCGGTTGCTGGACTGACAAACAATGCTCCTACTTAACCGTTTACCAAGGAGCAGTTACCCTGAATTATATATGAACATACTAATAGCCACAGACGCTTGGGAACCACAAGTAAACGGCGTTGTCAAAACACTAAAAAATACTATTCAAAAACTTGAAGAAATGGGACATATAGTAAAATTAATAACACCATCGGATTACTGGTGCTTCAAAGTTCCATTCACAAAAGATATACTTACTCCAT